ATATATTAACTATCGCCGTGGTGTCCACTACGCCTCCATTTCAAATCGACCGAATCGGGGGCTTCGGTTCACGCAATTGTTTAGGTGGCGATTATGGGAGTGGTGGTTGTTATCGTGCTTTCGTTTATCGGATGGTCGGCTGGAATGTTGTTTATTGGGTTCATGTTCGGCACGTTAAAACGCGACTGCGACATGCTGAAATTGTGCCGGTCGCAGCAAGAACGGGGAGACTACTGGTTTGATAAGTACATGATGGAAGTTCGGGAAGACTGGGAGCCTTTGACGAAGGATTTCTAGTCACGATAACTCAATGCGTAACCGAGCCCCCGCCGATACGGACACGCCGACCCGCTGACACAGTTGTTTTTCTTCCAAAAAAGACCTGGATTGGCAAGGCGGAAAAATTTTCAAAAAATCCACTACCCGCTGTTGACACCTTTTTAGTTGCGGGGTAGGATAGTGGCAGTCGATCAATAAGGCGGTCGAGGCGGTGTACACACCGAATGGAATATATCAATGACAACTCGAAAAATAACAACACTAGACATTTCATTCCAGCAACAAACGATACCGAATATATCCGAAGTTGTTGAAGAGATTTACGAACCACCAGTTTTGAAGTACAAACCGAAAACTGATGCAAAGCCAAGATTCGGTGCCCATGCAGTTTGGATTCCATTGTTCATCGAAAATGAAATCCAAGCCATGACTGTTAAATGTGGTGGTCGGCCTGACAATTGGCTTCGATTACAATTCTGTAGTCGAATGAAAAAGATAGACTCTAAAAGAGCGTACTATGTACGCAAACAAATAACCATCAACAAGATTACGGTTGGAACATTCCGTAATGCTTATAACAATCGAAAGTTGAGCAAGGCTCAAGACCCTATATGGTTGATCTCCATGAGATACAATGAGCATGGAATACCGATCAAGAATATATACGAATACGCACACTGGGAAGATATGTATCAGAAGTGCATCGACTTGAAGATTGCTGATCCACGGTTCATAACACCAGAGGAAATCGAAGCACTACGAACAGCCATAAACAATGAAGACCCTAACTTCAATAATTGGGCGGTGCCAAGTGCCAAAGAGATTGAAAGCCTCACAAACAAAATCGGCAAAGAAGTCTACAACAGTGTCTACTTCCCGTGTGGATGGGCCAGAGAGGATTCGACATGACATTCAAAAATGCACGTTATGCAAAATCTCAAGTTACTGCAATCACAAAGTAACATGGAGATTAGGCATAACAGCCAATCACAAAGACATTTGGATGTTTTGTGGTGAAGCACCTGGACGAACAGAACACATATACGAATCACCATTCATGGGAGAATCTGGACATATACTTGTCAAGATGATGACTGATGCTGGTATGTTCATGCCGAGTTTTCCAGGTGTACGAATCATCTACACCAATGCAGTTGCTTGTACACCATTCGACGATGAAACACAACTACATATAGGCACACCGAACAAAACAAACATCGACAATTGCCGACAATATTTGAAGCGTCAAATTGACTACTACAAACCTTCGAATATATTCGCAATTGGTTTAGTCGCAAAGCAGTCACTGTCAAAGCTAGGAGCAGACTTTGTTCATCTAGTGCATCCAGCGTCAATCATGCGTCAAGGTTCAAAAGGAAATTTGGACTACACATCTAACGTACTCAAGATCAAGGAAACAATGAAGAAATGGCAAAAAAGAAACAAATGACAAAGCCCTATAAAGGCTGGAATCTTCTAGTGCATGGCGTCACTCAATCCATGCTTTCAAGGTTCTTCATCGACGAGGAACGATTTCATATCAGGAACGTGAAGTGTCTGAAAGAAGTGAACAGAAAAGAGGCTATGGACTATGGAACGATATTCCACAAGCTAATCGAAATCAATTCACGTTTAGGCAAGAGATATAACAAAGCCAGAGTATCCATCTACATGAATAAATGGGTGCTGTCTCGGTTCGGAGAAGAGGCGGTTCTATTGGCTAAAATAGCCATTGCCGAGTTTGAAGAGTATCGTAAATGGGAAAGCACATTGCCCATACACGAATACGTGGATCAGGAAGTAAAATTCTGTGAGAACTTTGAGTTGCCTCCAATAAACTTCTCTGCTGACAATGAGAATATATCAGTACGAGTACCAAAAGGTATCGTCATTCCTCTTCGTGGTCGAATCGACGAACTCATTATGCTGGATGGAAAACTCTGGCTGCAAGAAAACAAGACCAAATCAAAAATCGACTTGGATGGAATCATCAAGACCATTCATCGAAACATCCAAGTCATGTTCTACGCTACGTGCATCGAATTGAAATACGGAGTACCATGCGCAGGAGTTATCTATAACGTCATACGAAAACCAGGACAAATACAACGAACAGGTAGAAGAAACAAGGCAGGCGTCTATGTCGGTGGAGAATCTGACCTGCAATATATCAACCGAATAGTGTCTGAGATTCGTAAAGACACAGGCTACTATTTTACTCGACTACGTTACGAGTTTCCGAATGGAACACTCCAACAGTGGCAGCGTAGAACTTTGATCCCATACCTCTATAAAATATACTTGTGGTGGAGGTCTTGGGAAAAAAACCCTATCAACCCTTGGGAAGACACCCAAGGAAACATAAATCCATTTCACGCGGAACGTCCCTTCGGAATATACGATCCATTCTCAAACGGCGTAGGAGAATATTTCAACTACCTAACAACGGGGTCGAAGATAGGACTCGAAGAGAACAGCGAGTTGTTTCCAGAGCTAGAAGACGAAAACGACGAAGAACTAGATAAACTGGTTGGAGCATAACACTCTCTAAGGGAAGCAAACAATGACACTATCAAGAGAAAAAACAAAACAACTACTAGACAACGGTGTACTTCAAGCCTACGCACACAATCGGGCAATCGAAGCGAAAAACCTTGAAGATACTTGGGCGGAAATATGCGGGAATGCAGTTTTTGATTCACCGGCAACCAGTTACAGAGTAAAACCAACTCCACAGTACCGTCCTCATACAACTTCAGAACTGTCTGGACTTGTAGGCAAGGTTGTTAAATGTAAAAAAGACTTCGACATGTGTTGCATAGTCTTGTACGCTTGCCCTCGAAGCACCAAAATCAAACTCAGTAATGATTTATGGTGCTCAGCACAAGCATTGATGGAAAAATTTGTGTATCCAGACGGAGCACCTATTGGTGTAAAGCTAGAACAATGAAACCGATCCATACGCATGATGCAATTCGAAAGAGCTTAGAGAAAAAGATTCGACCCAATTCTAAGTCAAAGCCACCTTTGGAATCTCTTCGAAAGACTGAATGGATTCCACAATTCGAACAGTATATGCGTAACCGTTTGGTTGTAGGAGCTATTCGATACGAACTATTCGAGCAGAAACTAAAAAACAACAAGTACAACTGTCTTGAATATATTCGTACTAAATGCGACGAATACGAACAGACTGGAAACTTAGAATGCTTAGTCGATCTTGCAAATGTAGCCATGATCGAGTTTGCAGCACCACACCATCCAAATCCACATTTCACCCCAGGCGATGATACATCCCATGTAGGAACTTTCGATGTCTAAGCGAGGACGAAAAGCCAAACCAATCGATCCAGCCTTGAAATCCAAGGTAGTGACTGTCAGAATGCCAGGCGCATTGTACAATGCTCTTTGCCACTATTCGAGTGACACTGACGCATCACTCAACCAAGTTTGCTTGGACCAATTATACGATCACCCATCAATCACAAACTACTTAAAAGAGGAAAACAATGTCAGTCAAAGCCAAGAAAGTCAGGCCGATAAAACAGAAATCAACATCGTCCCTGGAAATTCCAGCACCGGATGATCTTCAAATTCCACCCGAAAACTTGCAGGAATATATGCTCTGCATTTTCGGAACTAAAGGCATTGGCAAGTCAACACTGGGAGCATACTGGGGTAGACGCAAACCAGCAGACCCAAACAAAACTGTCTTGCTGTTGTCCGAGCCTGGACGAAGGAATCTGAAAGTACGAAAACCAATCGTATTCAGAACTCGTACAGCCGAGGAGATAATGGATGGAGCCGATGATCCCTGGGAGCAACTCAAAGAGTTGACACCAGCTTTGATTGAAGATGACACAGTTGAGAACCTATCCTTTGATAGTATCGACTTGTTCTACGTTATGGCTCAACACTCCATATCGGCAAAAAACGGTGTAACCAATCCATCCAAAGCTGGTAAAGACGGTTCTGGAATATGGATCGAACTTCGTGATGAATTTGCTTCGTACTTTGACATACTCAAAGAAACGAGCATGGGCATACTCTTGCTGTCCCACATAAAGTCAAGAGAAGTAGAGACAGTCGATAGTTCTACTTTCGATCAAATTGCACCAAGCTGCTCACCGGCTTGCCTGCAATATATCAAAGCAGCTTGCGACTACGTGTTTCATTACAGTTGGCACAACGGAAAACGCTGTATCGTTCTTCGTGATCCAAGCAACGATATTTGGACTGCTTGCGGTACACAAGAACGATTCTGCCAACCAGACGGAAAACCGATCCAACGCTTATATATTCCGAACGACCCAGACAAAGTATATCCGACTCTGGACAACGCATTCAACAATAAAGAGTGGGATGCAGATACAGACGAAGATGATCGAAACGAACAACCAAAACCAAAGAAACGACGATCTTAACATCCATAAGTTCCATTTAGGAGATTCTCATTATGGCTAAAAGTGAAGCCAAAGTAACAGCCGACGATTTCATCAAATCCCTTCAAGGCAAGAAAAAGTTGCTTGCAGCAGCAGCAAAGACCAAGGTTGGTTCTTTTCTTGAAGAATCCGATATCATCGAGAAGTACGATCTGACTTCCGGTAAGGTAACACTCAACGGCAAGCTAGCCAAGGTAGCTTACGGTTGGGCGAAGCAAGATAAGAAACGCCCCTACTTGTCATTCTACTACATGGTAGATGACGGAACGATGCTGCCTTCCGTATATCGGGAGTTCAGCGACGAAAAGGGTGCGGAAAGAGCAATGGGAGAACTTCAACGTCTTGGAGTCGATACCACTGTTTGGGACGAATCCGAAATCATGGAGAACATGGTTAAGGCAGCAATCAAGCTGACCAAGACAACTCCCGAAGTCTCTTTGACTCTCGGCGTATGGGGTGATGACGACGATAGACTCAACATCGGAGTAAAGTTGTCGAAAACCTCAAACGAAGATGAAGGCGACGACGAGGATGAAGACGAGGACGAACCGAAGTCCAAGAAATCATCCAAGGCTGCTTCGGCGAAGTCGAGTGGTGGAAGTAAGAGCAAAGCCAAGGCCAAGCCTGAACCCGAAGACGAAGACGAAGACGGGGACGATGGATTCGATCACGATGATCCGTCTACCTGGATTGACTACGAGTGTTCTTTCAAGATCGGAAAGAAAACACTCACCGGAGTCATCAAGGAGTATGACGAAGACGATGAATCCTTCACAGTCGAAGATTCCGACGAAGAGGAACATCAAGTCAGTGTCAACAAAGTCACCTTGTTGACAGAATAACCTACTGCGACAACTGTTCCAGTCTATATAGTGCTGGACTGTCAGTAGCAATAGTGAAGCGTGGTTTGTTGCATGAATCACGTATGAGGCGATTACGGACCTGAACAAAGCCGAGTCATTGTCGGCACTCTGCTTATCCAACGTATAAGTGGCACCATCCGTAATGACGTTAGACTCCATAGGGCATTGTCCCTATGGAGTTCTATTTTGATATATCCACCTACAATACGGTACTACAATGGCTACTCTTGCAATCGACACAGAAGGCACAGGCTTATTCATCCACAAAGGATGTCAACCATATCTAGTAACAGCTTACGACGACTCAGACAAGCAATTTCATTGGCGATTTCGTGTAGACCCTAAAACACGAAAAGTAGAATACGACGAAAAATCAGTCAAGCAATTCAAACGCTTGATTCAGAAGTACGAATCAATCGTCTTCCACAATGCCAACTACGATGTTCAAGCTCTCACCAACTTGAACATACCTATCGAATACTGGTTCAACAATCATCAAGTATTTGACACCATGATTGCAAGCCATTGCTACAAATCCGACAATCGACACGGACTCAAAGAGAATGGAATCCTGATACTTCAAATACTCGACGACGATGAAAAATCATTAGAGCAAGCAGTAAAGAAACTTCGTCGAGATAAGTTTGTCGTAAAGAATTGGAACATAGCCCGCGAAGAATCATTAGACCCTTCCCTTGAAGGCACTAGAGGAGAACTATTCCGTTGCGACTACTGGCTGCCGAACGCATACGCTCAATTCAAACGATTGCCCCGAAGTCACCCGTACTGGGATATCGATTTGATATATGGAATGCGTGACGTTCAACGGACCATCGGATTGCACATCATGTTCGACGAGTTGATGGATCAACAACAAAAAGAATGCTACCACCAGGAACTAACACGTATCCTTCCATTCTTAGAGATACAACGCCGTGGCCTGCATGTGCATCCACGCAAGCTAAGTGAATCACGAATATATTTCACAAACTCCCAACTAGAAGTATGTTCTGAATTAGCTCGAATAGCAGCACCGGCAATGGCCGCCAAGAAACAATTCAATCCGAACTCACCCAAACAACTATCCACAGTCTTGTTTGACTACTTCAAGTTTAATCCGGCAAACATCGCACAGAACAAGTCAGGACCATCGACAGACAAAAAATCAATCAACGCCTTGCTGCATGATTCTATTTTTCTTCCAAAAGGAGTCGGAAGGTCGAAACCGAAGCTAGCCAAAAAGTTTCTACAGTTGATACTGCAACAACGAAAGAACAAAACAACACAAGCATACTTAGACAACTATGACCTACACAAAGACAGGCACAATCGAGTCCACACCACGTTGAAGCAGACTGGCACAGGTACAGGCCGATTATCATGCTCTCAACCCAACACAATGAACGTAGGCAAAGTCGGAGAAGACGCTGGACTATTCGATGACGAAGATCGAGCAGACTTTCGACTACGCGATGTGTTCGGACCAAGCACGCAACATCAATGGTTCTGCGTTGACTACGATCAGTTTCAGTTGCGTATATTTGCAGTAGTATCCGAGTCGAAGACTTTACTTGACGGATTTGAAAACGGCATCGATGCGCATAAAGCAGTAGCAATGCGGATATTCAACACTGACGAAGTTTCAGACGAACAACGACGAGCAGCGAAATACATCAACTTCGGAATACTATTCGGTGCAGGCCCATCAAAGATCAATCAACTTGCCGGCATTCCAGGGTTGTACGACTTGTTCTTGTCGCAATTTCCTAATGCCAAAAAGTATCTTGCTGCACAAGCATCGAAAGCACGCAAATTAGGCTACGTTCACACATTGGCAGGCGATAGACTATATGTTCCAAAAGCAACAGCCTACGCTGCATCTTGCTATGTCATTCAAGGTACTGAAGCAAAGATATTCAAAGACGCAATAACCGATTGCAGTAATTATCTACGCAAACTTCCTTGGGACATCGGCATAGTCAATCCAGTCCACGACGAACTCATTTTTGAATTTCCACGAAGACTATCTACACGTTTAACCCACAAGCATCTAGGCACTTGCATGAACTTGATGGAAGCTGCTGGAAGAAAATACGGCATACCGGCATTGGTAGATGCTAAACGAACAACTACGACTTGGAGTGCTGCTACTAAGTACGAATTTGATAGGAACAATATATGAGGACTTACCTGAAAGCAATAAACACTCTTCTAGCTCAAGAACCGCACAACGACCAATCAGAGACAGAGCTACTCTACGATTGCCCATTGCCGATTCATCAGTCAGAAGATTTCGAGCTAGACGGAGAAAAACATTTCTTCATCGATCAAGCAGAAGGACTTTGGCATTGCAAACATTGTGACGAAACTGGAAATATATTCAGCCTAATAACCGGCGTTCACAATAAGTACCTGGAAGCAACAACCAAAAAGCACTACCGAGAACTGTCAGAGCTACGACACATTTCAATCTCCACACTTCAAGCTCTCAAATTCGCTTACGACGAAGTAGAAGAACGCTGGCTAGTTCCGTTCATCCGAGCAGGCAGCAAGAAAACATTGGCAGGCATCGGATACTTCTACTGGCGAAGCACAACTTTGAAGTCTCGATATGTGGTCAAGAAACTATCCAACATGGCTTCGTCTTTGTACCTAGCCTACGCAGCAAAATCATCCAAGCATATATTCATATGCGAAGGTGAATGGGACGCTGCTGCTTTAATTGACTTGCTTAGGAATCGTGAATCCGGCTATCAACTCAACGACTCAACCATATTCGGAAAACCAGGTTCAGGTTTCACCGCACAAATGTTCAAAGAGTTGCAGAAGGCAAACTCCAAAGACACAAAAATAATCTTGTTGCTTGACAACGACAAGAGTGGTCGAGAGCAAACCAAACACTTGATCGACTTCTTGTTATCCAACAACATTCGAAAATCGAAAATACAAATGTTGGATTGGTCGCTAGTCGAGAATGCCCCTAAAGACATTCGAGATATGCTTGCAGCCAATCGAAGTTTCTCAGAGTTGGAGCAAAGTATTGTTCCGATAGATGACGTACCAACCGATGCCGGTGAAAACGTAGAAGAAAAAGAACTAACCCCAGGCTACGCACCCGACATCACAATCTTCCCACCAGTGCCGTCTTTTCAAACGTATGTAAATACTGTCAAGACATTAGGGCTAACAGTGTCCAATGAAACTGAAATGGCTATGGCAGCCTGCCTTGCAGTTACACAAGGCTTACGAATCCCAGGAGAACCAATCTGGACATTCCTCAAAGCACCTGCGTCTAGCGGCAAGACACGATTCATCGATTCATTCGGTGGTTGCAATCAATTATTCGAATCACTATCGAAACTGACACCCAAAGCACTAATAACGGGAGCTAAGCTCGAAAACAATGAACCTTGGGGCATTGAGAAATGGAGAGACAAGACCGTACTAATAAAGGACTTCACTACAACTTGCATGGGTGGGGCCGATCAGCTTCGAGAAGTATTCGGATTGATGACTGATATATTCGATGGACACAGCACGTTCACATGGGGCAACGGTAAGATACTTGACTTGCACAACCTGTATTTCAACATCATTGCCGGTGTCACCGACATCATCAACGCTCATAGTGCGGCATCCATCGGTGAACGATTTCTTCGAATAGATTATCTAGGCGAAGAATATGATCCAATGGAATACGCAATGTCGGCAATCGACAGTATCGGCAAGTCCAACGAATCCAAAGAACGAATGACAGAAGCTACTCTAGGCTTCATCAACCATCTTCACGAAACACCGCTAGGCCCAATCGACGAGTACAAAGAACTAATCGCCCAACTAGCAGTCTTCACCGCTTACGTGAGAACAAGAGTGGAATCAGACAGGCAAGAGGGCATCATTTATCGTCCACGCGCAGAACTACCACCACGATTATCCATCATCTTCGGCAAGTTGTTTATGTCGCTTCAAGCTGTCTACTACCATTTGCCAGAACAACTACGACGAAAGCAAGCGTTCAAAGTAGTTCAAAAAATTGCATTCGATACTTGTTCCGGCTTCGGTCTTGATATCGTAAAGATTGTCAACGATAATCCGACATTCACCAGAAAAGAAATAGTCGAGTATGCAAACATCCAACCTATTCGTGCCCATCGTGTACTAAATGATTTGGTTACTACCGAAACACTAATAAGGTCCAAACCAACGTCAAAGCGTGTAGGCAAACCAGCATGGCACTATCGACTACACCCCAACATTGCAGCAGCACTTAAACATCGAAACGAATCAAAAAACAACATCGAATATATTCCATCCAAGCCAAGACCAAAGAAAAGATTGAAAAGGCAATAGGCATGGCTTACATCAAAACGATTCACAGAAGTTGAAACTTAACCAGACTACCAACACATAGGAGTGAATACATGACAAATCCTGTTTGGAAAAAAGTAGAAAAAATCGAACCTGGTTTGTATTGGTACGGTGGGTGGGGTAACGATCCATTTTCCAATAAGCGAATAGAGGTAGTCACTAGGCAAACAGCATTTAATGCCAAGTATTGGTACGCCAAGATCGGCGACTTGCCACCTGATCCAGTTATACCACAACCTGAGCTAAAGGAAGGTGATCCAGTGATGGTAAGGGACTCCGAGGATCACCGATGGCTTCGAAGGCATTTCGCTGGTTGGTCAATAAGCGGAGACATTATTTGCTGGGTCGATGGGTGTACAAAGTGGTCTAGTGAAGATCAATCGGTCTCCTGGAAGTATTGGCGACTGCCTACTGAAGAGGAGTTGAAATGAGGCTCAGAATTTTAAGCGATGACAACGACAACCCAAAACTAATAACCCTCTTTGCAGACAAGCCAGACGATAATATATTTCTCAAAAAGGTAATCGAGACAATCACTACACTAATTGATGGAGAAAAAGATGGGCCGAGCACTTCACTTATCCATGATGGACATCAAGACTGAGGGAGAACCAGTCAAGCTAGCCTCACTAGCAATTTTCAATGATCCAGAAACTTTGACGCAGACGATCATCGACTTCATCCACTTCACAACCAGAGTCCATGTAGTAACAGGTGTAATGTCCGGCATTAACAACCAGACAATCAACGCCGAAGCAATCAACCTAATCATGCAAGGCAAGCTAGACTCCATTCAGAAGATCGAACTGGCAGACCGTCAAGAATTTGTAATAACCTTGAAAGGACGAATAGGTAATGATAAGCATACAAGAACTGCACCGCGTATCTCTGGGTAGAATACTCGAAGAGATACGACTACATAAAGGCATTCAATTGTCTGATGTAGCCTCTAAGTTAGGATTGCACCAAGCCACCATTAGAGCCTGGGAGCTATCCAAGCCGTTCATTATTCTGTTACGCCCAGACGTAGAGCGAGACTCACCGGACATACTCAAGTTTCAACACAACAAACACCGGATGGAATATATCACAGCCTGGCTTCAAGCACTTGATGTACCGGCAGACCAACACGACTGGTTTTTGTTCAACGCTTATCGAGCAGATTATTATCTCTATCTGCAACCGTTCAACTTCAACCCTGAGACAAGGCGAATGCTCTGTACTGCAATGGCACTCAACAGGCAAGCTGACGTTCACTTGATTGCCGCAACGCAAACACCTGGGACTGTTGGTCTTGACGCATCCATCCTGTCAGAGATTCCAAAGTTGCCAGCTATCATGGTCCACCTACCGATAAAAGAATTGCAGTAGCAACAATGTCAAAGAAAAAAACCAAATCAAGCAACGAATACACGATTCAACACTTAGACCCTAATAACCTGCTTGCCAATCCACTCAATCCACGCAAGCATGGAAAGAGACAACGAGAAGCATACAACGCATTCGTAGAAAGACTGCCACCAAACGCCGAATGGCTATCAACGCCAATCTTCAACAAGCAAACTGGACACCTGCTCGACGGACACATGCGAGTAGAAGAAGCAGCCAGGGCCGGTGTTGAACAAATACCAGTACGAGTAATCGACGTTGACGAAGAAACCGAACGATATATTCTTGAACACTTCGACGCCGTAGGCTATCTAGCCGAGCTAGACCAGTCTGCCCTAAAAGCCCTACAAAAATCCAACAAGGAATTTCTTAAAAACCATCCAAGCAAACGAGTCTTAGACAAGCTATCCCTTTCCTTCCAAAAATTGGCAGGAATGAAGGGGAGCGTAGTTCCTTCAGTGAGTGTGAGAGATGAAAAAACGCAAGTTGAAAAAGAAAATCAATCGACTACAAGAAAAGCTGGTTCAACAGAAGAGCACAACTACCAACCTACAGAGAACGAATCAGAAGTTGTGGAAACGTATATCAACAATGATGTCAAATTCCCCTCAAGCAACCAATGGGGAATCCCAGACTTGCTTCCACTCAAACGAACACCAATTCCAACTTCCGTTTATGCGCGAGACAGATCAGAACTCACCCCAACCACCTACTACTGTCACGGAGCAAGACCATTCCCAGACAAGCGTGTAAAAGGCATCTTGGGGTTCTACACTGAAGACCATCGATTCGAACATATATATCAAAGAGCAGACGAGTTCGGCTACACGTTGATAGCTGAAGATTGGAACGCTGTAATCGGTCCAGACTTCAGCACCTACTACACGTGGCCCTTCGCGTTGAGGCTCTATAACGTGTATCGTTCCAGATGGTGTTTGCGACTATGGCAGGAATTAGGTATCAATGTGATTCCGACGATTCAACACATCGGAAATCGATTTCAAGAAGTAGTCATTGATACCTTGCCTGCCAAATGTCCAGTTGTAGCAATGCAATGCCGGAAACAATCGGACGGGTATAGTTTGTTGATCGAGAAAATAAATGCTTGTGTAACCCATAAAGGAACCAAGGACATCATTCTCTATGGCGGTGCACAAGTACGTAAATATATTCACGGTGATATGCCTCGCAACGCAACTATTCACTACTTGTCCCACTACATTGTTGAGAGGAAAAGAATAATTGGCGAAAAAAGTAGTAACTGATTTCGGAAGTGTTCTGAAGCAACTAAGGGAAAATCGTGGATGGACACGTGAAGAACTATCAAAAAAGATCAAACGCACAGCGGCATCCATAGCCGCTATTGAACTCGGCAAAGCCTCACTACCATCCGAACCGCAATTGCGGGAGTGGTTGAAACGGCTAGGCTGCATTGACAACTTAAAATCCTTGATAGAATTATCAAGAACTTTTCAATTGTCTCAAACAATACGACTCCAACCAAAAGAGACTTGCAACCCTGACATCATTCGTTTGTTACAAACTTACAGGTATGGTACAATAACCGACTATGATCGGGCGTTGCTCAGTCTGCTCTGTCGAGACAACGAATAGGAGAACTTTCATGTTGTTTGCAATCATCAGATATTTCACAACCACAAAATACTGGATCATGGTTTACGAGCATACAGGATGTTTGTCGGTCAAGACCCAAATACTAAGGCCAAGGAGTAACAAATATGTCAGTCTTGTTGATGGTCCGTTCTACAGTCACGAAAGACTGGAAGCAGCGTTTGAATTTTGGCGTAACACCGCACAAAACAATCGAATCGACGGACCAGAAGAGGAGAACAGCTACAAGCACGAAGACGCTTGAGCTACCTGCAAAACAATTACCAACTGGAATATATTACGAACCACGTTGCGGTGACGGGGCAGAATCCAATACAAGCAAATCACCAGGGAAAGGACAATCAAAGAAACAACGAGCAAAAAAAGCAGCAAAGACAAAAGGCGAAACAAAAGCCAGTACAGGTAAGAGAGAACGTGCTGCGAGTAAAGCCGTAGCAAGAAATCTAATCACCAAAACTGTAAAACCACGCAAACCACGAGAACAACCAAAAGGTAGCAAGAACAGGAGCAAGAAATAATGGTAAAAGGCACCAGAACTCAAGCATCTGAAATGGGCAAAAAAGGTGGACAAAAAGGCGGACCTGAACGAGCAAGAAAATTGTCTCGGCAAGAACGCACCAACATTGCCAGAAAAGGTGCAGAGGCTAAGAACGCCAAGTACAAGAAATAACGATCACCAATCAAACTTCCCTACAGAATATATTACAAAGGTCACAACCATGAGTACGATTGCTTGGACTGAGGAAAGAATCTTTCGACACCACTACAACCAGGGTTTTTGGGAAACGCGACAATGCTTGCTGCCTGAGTTTGAGAATAGACCGGACGGTGTATTGCCTCAAGGCTTACAAACTATCAAGCACTTGCAGTATCTTGAACTGGCAAACTCTTTGGCTCTAATTCACACCGAAGTCAGCGAAGCCATTGAAGGAATACGCAAGAACCCAGATTGGCGTAGCAGTCAAAGCGAGCACGTTCCGGCTATGACAAACTTGGAAGAGGAACTAGCCGACATCGTTATTCGAGTTCGAGACCTATGCGGTGGACTCAACATCCATCTGGAAGACTGCATCAATCAGAAGATGGAATACAATCTGACAAGACCGCACAAACACGGTAAACATGCTTAGGCAGCACATATAAGCGACTTGCCGTTACGACGAAAAACACCCTGTTGAATGATTCAGCAGGGTGTTATTTTTTTTCCAAAAAATTTCGTATTGCCCCTTTTATCTTTATTGAAATAAAGTACAATGCAAAGTAGTTACTTACTTCCCTCAGAGACACGGAGAATATATGTCCTCGAAAGTCAAAAAAGCAAAAGAACCAGCAAAGCCTCTTCACCTGAACATCACAAAGAAACAACCGTTTTTCAAGAAACGGAAGTCACCAACCGAAGACCAAACAAAAGGTTTGAAGTGGATCACGATTCACTTGAAGCCCGAAGCACCTTACGAAGACTCCTTACGACTTGAGAAGCTGGCATCTGCAATCGAATCTCCTGACAGCGCACTCGGCAAACGATTTATGACGTTCTTGAAAGAGAACGTCTAAGACACTCTACTCAAAACCTGTTGCGGATTAGATAGAGTAGCCCAGAGCGAATATATTCGTTCTGGGTTTTTTTTACGTCTATCGCTCCCGTGTATACACCGAATATATTTCACAGAATCAGAAATAGGCTACAGTCAAATCGCTAATCTCTAGCGGTCGCTAGAATGCGCACCGCGATAGCTAGATTATGCCTTATTACCTATAGGCATTTTCGACGACCTTTAAGTGAACAAATGTACACTATCGGAATATATGCAATTTCACGAAAAAAAATTCCTTAAAATTTTATTTCAGTGTTGACACGTAACTAGAAATGACGATAATCTTAGATAGTCCAAATTGTATTTGCAGTTTGGACGAAACAAACCGCGACAGCAACAATTGTCAGCGGTCGCTGGAAAATTGATATATTCGATTCAGCCAATCAAACCGATTAGCCGAATATATCAAACACGACTAACAGAGGGTAGAACAATGCCGAAGATTACAACAGTTGTTATCAACTCCGAAAGCAGAGACTTAGGGATCAACGATCCACGATGTCAATTCGTCGAAGCATATATCGACGATTCGTTAGTGTGCTTCGGAACAGCATTCGATACGACTGGTAAAGGAATGTGGGTGTTCAAGTTCAATGAGTTGATTGAACGACAATCCCGACAACCCAAAGCAGTTATCAAAGCGGCTCGATCATTACTTCGCAAACAAGTACGGAGTCAAATCGAATGCTAGTTCGAGATTGCGTTTGTATGCTCTGCAATCACAAGTGGGTTGCAGAGCTTGTTGTGGCTGACTCACCGAATATATCCGGTGAAAGAACAAATTGGTGTCCAAAGTGCAACACCAAATCAACAATATCCGGTCCAGTTTATTCCATTCAAAACGAGGACAGCAATGACAGTACAAAGGATGCACCCATCCGGTGGATGGATTGTTTCTGACATTATCAACGGCTACTTGGTTAGCCGACGATACTTTGGATATACCAAGCTCGAAGCAATCAAGTTGTTTCGAGCCGAGTTCATAAAGCGTAACACCAAATCAACAACACCAAGTACGGGAGAAAAACAATGACGAAGATACGACAACACAATGAATACTTCAGGCCAGTCAATGTTCGATATATCAACGGTCAACGATACCGCGATCCGGCATTGATCGAAGAGATTCTGAATCGCCCTGGAAACATACATTCCAGGGAAGACTTGGAACAACCCTACAACTGCATCGTCGGTACTGAGTCTTCTCGCAAGTCATGCCCAACATGCAAAGCCAAACTCGAACCAAACGAGTTTGTTTGGAGTTGGGGTGAATATGTTGTCGGCAAGTGGCGAACAGTCAAGCACTTCTGCAAGACTTGCTTTCCATCCGAAGTACAAGAGTCACTTTCATCGCATACCGATGATTGTGGTTGTCAAATAAATTTGGTCGGCTACTCCGGTACAGAACTGCCAAAGTGGTTAACCCTGGAAAAACGATGCAAGCACCATGATTGTGACTGCACAAGCAATGACGGTACTTGTCACTATTGCGGCGAAGTCTGAATCAAGATTGGTATGATCTTGCCCACAACAACCCAGAACTCCACAAGTTCGTAACCGGAGAGTGAAAGAAATGGAATCGAAACCAACCCACTACGTTTTCTACGATGACAAACGTAAAACATACTTCGTAGTAACCGCTGATCCGAATATATCAGTCGGTTCAGGAATCCCAGAAGATGAACGCCTTAAATGGCTTTCATCCAAGGCATGGAAACGAGGCCATAAGACTGGTCAGGACTTCGACACAAGCGAACTCCACAACAATTGGGAGCAATTCTATTATGTTTGCAATGAGGACTGTGCGTTTCCGCCAGTCTACATCATTCAAGCAATCAACGATGATGACGTTCTAGACCATTTCTTGAACGACACCGACATCTGCAAAGTCGAATTACCGGACTTGGCAGACTACGACGAAGGATCATTGACATACAACGATTCCGGTGTTCCACAAGACACAGAAGCACTTGCAATACGACCAATCAAATTGGTTTGCGTTTTGTATTAGTGTTGACACAACTTACGATCAATCTACAATATATCAACTTCCATTTGCAGGAGAGCAACAATGACTACTGAAGTCCGATCTTCCACAATGACTTTGAAGCAGTTCATAGCCCTGGCAATCACTGTCAGGAACGCTTCGAAGTCAATGACCATTTACGACTTCGATTCACTGGCACGGCACTACCATGCCAAGTCGCCGAGTGAACTTCCAGGCAGCTACGACCAAGTAGCTCGACTGAAAAGAACAATCAACCCACGTATCGACATCCCAAAGGTCGGTACTCTGGCTCTATACAAAGGAGAGCTGTATAGGTGGTTTGCCTAATCTCGCAAGTCTTTGCGAGTCCGAAGGATATCGGCTATCAATTTCTTCCAAAAGGAATATATGATGCCGCTGAAAAATTTTCGAAGAGTTCCATGCGACTTACTACCAGCCGACTTGGAACTACTCGAAGAAACATGCCGGAAGCACAACGTGGAACGCAATGTTCTTGTTCGTGCTTCCGTCACCCAATTCTTACACGACAAAGAAACCAATAAAAAGGTGCTGACAAAATGCAATGTAAATCCCCAACAAAGTTCATCGTCCCTCCAAAGAAATTAAGATTTCACGGATCATACAGCGGTGACAACGGATATATCATCCACGTCACAACAGTCATCAACATGGCTCGATTCAACGAGTCCAAACTGAAACGAATAGCAAAGTTGCCGCACACCAAGTACGGCACAATCGTCAACGCCGCACAAGTCGAGTTGCTCAGAAGAAACCCGACTTGTCAAGCCTGCCAAGGCAGCGGCACTTACCATTCCCGCATCGGAACACCGCATCTATGCCATGAATGCAACGGCACAGGCAGGGTGTACCCATGAAGTTGTCAAAGAAACTTGAACACCAAATTCGTCAAGCAATCCGTTGTCTTGAAGAAGCAACAACCCGACTCAACCAATCATCTGGTTGGGTCGAGAAAATCGAAAATGACAGGGCACTTGGCAGCGATTACCGACTAATCAATCCGCGTTGCTCAGAAACATCGGCAAACACACCTGAATATATTCGCAAATTCGAGTATGTCGGGTCAGACGTAATCAAGGTTTGGACCGCACTAGCACTATTGAAAGGGTTAATCAATGACTCAATGGGTTCCTGAAAAGGACTTTGCAAAAATCAATCGTGGAGAAATCGCAATTGCTTGCCTAGCCATTGGCCTAGCAATGAAAGACATTCCGGTGTCAAGCGATGCAAAAGTTGCCGCATGTTTCATGGCAATGGTAACGGCTTGCACAAACGATGGGATAAAAGAACAGCCAGGAGAAGAATGGTTCTTAACTGCTGGCAGACATTACGACGAACTCATAGCTAATTTGACAGCAGACTTTTCTACCGGACCTAAACGATGAAAGTCAAAGTACAAAGCTGCTGGAATGGCAGCTACCACTTATATCGCGCTCTGATCTGCGGCGGATTGCGGATCAGAGCCGATACTTGGAACCGCCAAACCGCCAAACAAATGCTCGACTTGATTCAAGTAGAGCTACCACATATCAAACGATCTTCAATCAGATTCATTCACGTATAGGATAGGTGAAACAATGGAAAAATCATACGTTTGTATACAAACTATGTTATGCCCAATCTGTCTGGCCGAAGTAGGAGAACAAATCCTACTTAACAAGCAACTTGAAAAGACGCTGGAAAACCACAGCGTCATTGGTAAAGAGCTTTGCAAATCTTGCAAGTCTCGACGCGAAGAATATATCGCAATTATCGAAGCCACAGGCAAAAAAGAAACTGACCGCACTGGTCGAGTCTTGCATGTTCGCCGCACTGCATTGAAGCAGATGCTGAAGAACCCTAATGATGAAATCCTAAACCACGACGCTGTTGTAATGCCACCAGCAGTAGTAGAAGAACTTTTCGGAGAAGCCATTCGAGAATTCCCCAACACGATTTCTGAATCGACCACCGACAAAAAATAGAACGATCAACTAACTCAACTTTCACAGTTATTTCAAGCAAAGGTAGAACAATGGCAAGATACATGCAACTTGCAAACGAAGCATCGAAGTTGGTCAAAGAGCTAGTTGACTTGGTGCCAGAAGAGAATCGGGCACAAGCAGCAGCACAAGCGTTGTACCTATACAACCTTGGGATTCGAACATCGCCGCGTCCATGCCAATCAACGGTTCGAATCAACGCCGTTAGAGAAGCAGGCACGCTGATAAATGCCAAGGTGTCTGCCGAAGACAAGCAAGGACTCGGAGGCAGAACCTACAAAGCGATTCGCATTGATGTGCAAGGCATCAAGATCGACGAATCAGGCTCCGACGAAGAGTAGTATTTTCTTTCAAAACAATCAGGGTCGGTAGGGTTTCCTACCGGCCCCTCACTTCCAAGGAATATATCAATGAAAGACCAAGAGTTCGAGTTCCTGGTTGTTGACGAACACGACAACGAACATACCGAGTCCTGGACAGGCAGGACTATGGAAGAAGCAGCCAAACGACTACTCGACTGCAAATACCCAAAAGGTCGAGTCATTGCTTGGCGATACCCAAGAGTTGCAGTAACGACTACACCACTTCGAAACGTGTAGTCATTCATTACAAATCACGAACAACCAAATATATTTCACACTTTAGTTACAGGATAGTAATCATGGCAAAGCGAGTATCCGCACGTCCCACTTCTACACGTTCTTCTGTTCGTTCGACTAAAGCCAAAAAAGGCAATGCACATTTAGCAGTCAACGCATTGGCAGGAACCGGCAAGACAACTACTATTTGTTGGGGTCTGACAAAGACTCCATCCGGCGTTCAGTTATCGGATGAACAACGGCTTATCATCGACGAGATAAATCGCATCCGAAAGAATGTTGGTGGCAAGGATGCCAAGATTGCAGTACAGGCATTCAACAAGAGCATTTCTTTGGAGCTTGCTGAACGTCTGCCAGAATCCATTGAGGCCCGCACTTGCAATGCTTTTGGGCATCGTGCTTGGGGTTCATTTGTCGGCAAGCGTTTGTTCTTGGAAGCAAACAAGTCCCGCAAGTTGTTTCGTGAGATATATGACTCCATGCCATACAAAGAACGAATCCAACACGAAGGAATCGTTTCCGATATGGTGTCTTATCTCAAGACATCCTACAACCCAGAGTATCACGATCAATGGTTGTCACCTGATAACCTGAACATGCTTGCTCGATACTACAACGTACCATTGATGGAGCAGCACCACGATATGGTCGTAAAAGTCATGGATAGAAGTGTCAAGGAAAAGACGTTGATCGACTTCGACGATCAATTGTTCTACCCGATATATTTCGATATTGCTATGCCGCAATTCGATTTACTTGCAGTAGACGAATGCCAAGACTTGAATCTTGTCAAGCAACTCTGCGCATACAAGATGTCCAACAACATCATTATCATCGGTGACGTTCACCAAGCAATCTACGGATTCAGCGGTGCAGACTCCGATGCAATGCCGAGAATGATAAGCACGTTGTCAGCCAACAATGGTTGTACACAACTCGCGTTGACTATGACTCGTCGTTGCTCAAGAGCAGTAGTTGCAGAAGCAAATCAATACGTTCCTGAGTTGGTAGCCCACGAATCCAACTTAGATGGTTCTGTAGATCGACTGCCAGCACGTGTACTGCCAGATGTGTTATATCATCGTCAACGACAAAATGATGGGGAGCTAATGGTTATCTGTTCGACCAATGCACCCCTCACCAAGTTGGCATTTAAGCTAATCGCTCAAAGTGCCAGATGCTTTATTCAAGGTCGAGACATCGGTACATCATTGAAGTCCGCAATCACGAAGACCGGACAACAGAATGTAGTCGAAGCATATATCAAAGCCTGTGACGAGATTGACAAGCAGATGGATAAGGAATCACGGTCAAAATTCCCATCCGAAGAGAAACTGGAATTGTTCCGTGACCGCAAGACTTGTCTCGGTATCCTGACCCAAGGCATCGAGACAGTTGATGACTTTGTTCGGCGTGTGGACGATCTGTTCAAAGATGCTGGAAGACCAGGAGACATTCGGTTGTCTTCCGGTCATAAGTCCAAGGGACTTGAAGCCGATCACACATATATTCTGAAACCAGAATGCTTAGGCATTCCATTCAATCGGAAAGACCCGAACAAGATGGAACTCGAACAAGCCAAGAATTTGGCTTACGTTCAAGTCACGCGAGCCAAAGACACGATCACCTACATCGAAACGGAAAACGAACCCAATTCAGGTGAATAGAATGGAAACTCTGATTGATTTAAGCAGCAAGCTGACAATGTTCGGCTTGCTGTTCTTGATCGGTTGTATGATTCACACATTTATAACTGATCGGTGGTAGCATGGACACAATACATCACATATTAACGTGCCTGTACTTCATGTGGTTAATCAAACTACTTGCAGACGGTTGGAACTCGAAAGGAACCTAACATGGATAACTCAGAAAAACAAACAATATTCGACATTCTCGACAAAGTAGTAGAACAACTTCCAGACGACAATCCTAATTTCAAAAAGCTGAAGCAGAAGGTTGATATCTGCAAGCAATTTGGCTTACTCACTCGCAAATTTGGAGAAGCAATTGACAAAGAAGTAGGCAACGATTGCCTGCAAGCTGCAATCATTGGTACGCATATCGCAATGACCAATATCCGTCTTCTCACAACGCTGAATCCATCTGCACCACAGCAGGCAATGGATGCACTTCAATTGATGCTCAAAGAGTACAAGTCTACATTCAAAGCATTGTTGGAGTTGTACATAACAATCTTGACAAATGCAGACGATCAAAGTTTCAAAGCCAATCCAGAACTCAACTAATATATTTCACAGAATCAGGGATGCCATGCAAGTAACAATCCACAATCTACCGGAAGCAAGTGCGCAAGACGTATTCGATACAATCGCAATTCACTTACTGACTCAGATGGAAACATCCTATAGTCCAGGAGCAGGTTGCATGTATCGTTATGTTCGGCCAATACCGACTGACAACAACAACAAGAATACTGACGACGAATATATCAACGCTAACCAACCCAGTAAAGCAATGCGGCAAACAGTAACTCTACGATGTGCCGCAGGATGTTTGATACCGGAACTCGACTACCCGTTACTTAACGATACAGCGGGTGGAAGACTGGAAGGAAAAAGTTGGAAAGCTGTTGTCAATTGCATACTGGCACCACTATATGGTCCAGCAATGAACAACCATAGTGACTTGATTAGAGATATGCAAAGAATCCACGATCAATTCACTCCGGTAACATGGTCAACAAGATTGAAGAAACTGGCAGCAACACACAACTTGAATCTTGATGCTATTAAAAAATTTGAAAAAGAGAATACTTTGAAAAAAGAGAACACAAGTGAAACGTAAGCAAGACGATTTGAAAGGCAAAGTCATTCGAGTAACTGGAAACGGTGACTCGGATGCTTTGCCTGTTCGGGACAATAAAAGCCGGTCACGATTACCACGCAAACCGGAAGACAAACGACTAGCAATCATCAAGTTGCTTGAAGACGATGAACGACTCTTCACGCTTGAAGAAATGCTGGCTAATGGTGCTAGCTTTTCAACAGTAAGTGCGGCACTTGACCTAGCTCCATCTACCCTAACTAGGTGGTTGGCAAAAGGACAAAAGCAACGCCGAGGACCATACGCCAAATTACGCCGTATTTGCCTCTCTGCTGCGTCCAAATCAAAGTACCTAGCTGAAGCCAAATTGCTAGACAAGTCGCCAGAGCGTTGGTTGGAGAGATCGACAACGGTAAAAGCGTTGGAAACATCGGACGAAGCTGTACTAAGTAGCTCATTCAACAGAGAAAACTCCCTCGCATTGGGGGCTGATGCTGTGCTACGATCACTTTCAGTAATGCGAGCACAAGGCATCGATATAAATGCTCTCATTGATCGTGGAGAGCTATCATTAAACGTACCAAACACAATGTCTCCACTACTTGGTGTAGATACTAAGCTGGAAGACGACGACTAACTCTTCAACTTCGAATATATCAATCACGAATATCGATCACGAATATCAATCACGAATATATCAACTTCTAAATCATCAATTACGAACATCAATTACGAACATCAATTATGAATCAGTCTTTCAAGCCATACAGGACAGTATTATGTCGAAGACCAAAGCAACAAAGTCAACTCAGCACAAGTCATCAACCGAAGAACCGATCTCAATCAAGTTCAACGTAAGTGCCAAAGCACTCAAGGAGGCAATCAAACGACTACAACCAATCCTCAAAGCCGCCAAAGGACAAACCAACAAGCGATACTCATTAGGCCAAATCATGGTCACCAGCATTGTGGACGATCAACCCTACGACACACCGCTAAGCACTTACATACTGCTGACTGCGACTGACGGTATTCGATTGCATTCGATCAAGTTGCCAATCGAAGTCTTCAATCTAGGTAGCGACAAAACAAAAGATATTCTCAAAACAATGTTTGTAGCCATGCCGAGTAACTTGACAGTCAAAGGCAACTTAAAGCATTGGGTGACAATCGAAATCATTCTCGATTCTACTGCCCACGAATATATTACACCTGGATACCCAGGTCGAATGTTTCTAGCAACTGATGGATGGAATTGCATGTTCAAATTGGGCGATGCACAATTGCCTTCGACAAAACATATCCACAATGTTTTCTCGTTGGCTTGCCCTACATTACTCTGCAAGGCTGGAAGCAAGGTAGACATTGGAGTTCCAGAGTACAATGATTACGTGAACGATCTACCAACCTACGAAGACAACAAGTGGCTGATCTACAAAATCGATCAAAAGCTACTACGTCGAGCTATTGACGGTACTTATGTCCGTCTAGGCAAGGACGGCGATGTAGCCAGCTTAACACTAGGCAGAACAATCAGCACGAATATCATCTTGAATCGACAATACTTGCTCGAATTTTTAGCCGATGAAGAGGCAGACCTAATCATCAACATCGACAAGATTGGCAATCATCTACGAATACTACGCAACACTGACACATTCATCCAAATGGGTTGCGATGAAGACCGAGCAACCAAATACGCAAGATGCAAGGACTAGGCATGGCTTACGACAAAGCTCGATATATCACCAAGATTGGACCTGAAGGCGGTAAAGACGGATTCGGTGAACCACTAGAATCCGGCTACTACTTTCACGGCGAAGATGATGGTGCAACTATGTTCGGCCCCTACGATTCGAAAGACGCGGCAATAAAAGCCCAATGCAAATACTTTCGAATATTGGAACGAAAGTCACTCACACTAACACTAAAAACTGAGGAACTACTTCAACTTGAGACAGACGATCAACTAATAACAATCACGGCACAACCATCTACCAGCACTCGAACCAAAGTAACTATAAAGGCCAATAGCAATGTCAGAATATATCGCACAAAGACTTAATCGTGATCTACTCAAAACCATTCGAGAAGAAATCGCATCAAATCCAAAAAACTTCGTATACGAATACTACTTCACTTATCCACAAGGAGAAGATGAAATTCCCGAATCTGTAGGTTTGCCAGCCGTAAGGAGCTATACAGATGATTGGTTGGTACATAAGTGCGGCACAGCAGCTTGTATAGCTGGATGGGCTGTACTTCTGTCAACCGAAAAAATAGTTAGAAGTATTGTATCCGGCGTAGAAGCACACATTTGCAGTACGCTTACGCTTGCCAGGACAGCACTCAACATCGATATGTCAGACCGTGAAAAGCTGTATTTCGACGAGCAGGGTGGCCTTGATAGTTTTCTGTTCGTCCCTTGGGAGTTCAATAGCGATCAGTCCAAAGGCAGAGCAAGAGATTACACCGTCGAAGATGCACTCAACCGCATCGACTACGTGTTAGCAGCACCTACTGACCTTACAAACGAACAACTGTCAGACTACTTGCAAGCATACGAATCTGTCGAAGACTAACAACACCCATACGATTCAACCACTAATATATTTCACAAATTCCAGCAACAGGAATAGAACAATGACCAGCTACGCGGACAAAGAACCAAAACGACCAACGAAAAACATCCATTTACTCAAGAGAATCCTTCAAGAGATAAAAGCCAACGAAGACAACTTCAACTACTTATACATCATCGATGACACAGAACCGCTTCTTAGCAAATCCGCAGCTAGACGCTTGAGAAAACACAGTTGCGGAACTACTGGTTGTGTTGCTGGATGGGCTTTGGCATTATCGCCTCAATTGCAAAACGCTGTAATTGGACACGACTTAAACAGTGTAGAATTGATGACTATTATCGGCAAACGCTTGGGCTTGACTGGACTAGAAGCAAGGTTCCTGTTCTGCCCTTGGCAGGCAGACGTAGAAACTTCAGCGTCACGTTTCACTAACACGGATGCCATTGATAGATTGGAATATATCATCAGCGGTAATGACGTAGCCGAGTATCCAACATTCAAAGCACCAATAATGACTTCTTGGTACTAGCGACGATGCAACAATAACACAACGATATAACAACACAACAATATAGCACTAGTAACTATGAAAGGATATATCGATGAATAAGTCCATCGACTTTCAAGCACTACTCAACATGGCAAGAGTAGTAGAAAACGATCCAAACATCCACATGCTTTCTTGGAAGAAAACAACGCCATGCGGCACATCAAATTGCATGGTTGGCTCTTTCTGCACAGCTTACCCAAACGATGAATTGAAGTTGGGTCAACAGGTAAGTACACACAATGAAAGAGACTACGCCCCGTTTCTTACCCATGGTAGGTACGACTTTTTCAACACCCCATTCTCTCCAATACAGGACATAGCTACAAGGTTCGGCATAACTGCGCGTGAAGTCCGTTTTCTATTCGTAAACAGTCACACACGGGAGCCGAAAGTGGCAGCAGCAATGATGTTATCCAAGGACCAAGCACTAGCACGACTACGCAAGTTCATCTATTACAAGATGCACAAAGCAGAAATGACTCTCGAAGAGGGTCGCCGTGTTTCAGGCAACTTGGCAACAATGCGTGCTGCTAATAAGGCACTCGCTTTTGCCTGTAACGAGACTTAATATGTTCGCCTTCGATGAAATCAACGAACACCTTGACGATACAATACCAGACGAAGTATTAGATTCTCCCGATTGGCAACCAAAACTGCTGCCAGACTTGAATCAGCTAATCGAGCAATCTAAATTCGGATACGAAGATTTAGTAGAAGACGACACATAGTTTTCTTCCAACAAAGAACGGGTTGTAGGGTTCGCTCTACAGCCCGTTTTTTTTATTTGAATATATTTCACAGAATTGAAAACAGGCACATATTCGTTGCTTGAACTGTCAAGCGCGCAGGGGCCAGCGGCGTTATTCAAGTGATAATAAGGTGGCATCTGTATCTATAGTGGCCGCTTCGACGCTTGTTCGATCAAGCTATGTGCCCGCTGCTACGTTATTAGGGTGGTAATAAACGTCAGGCTATGCTGCGATGGATGCCCGCTTGAACTGTCAAGCGCGGGTGGATTGCGAGCCGAATATATTTGGTTAATAACGGAGGGTGGGCCGCGACTAGGGGGGGCGGCGTGGGCCGTAGCCCACAGCAGGGCTGCGCCCCGCCGAGGGGCCGGTGCCGATGATCGGATGAGATCGTGCAATCGGATTCACGTATCAGCATTCACGTGAATATATTCGCGTATCGGAATACACGAATCAGATGTCGTATGTTCGGGCAGTAGTTCGAGACTTCGACCCATACCATAATACTATGTCGCATTCGCGGCGGGACCGTACCCCCCAAACGAAGTATATTTGAATATATCAACTATTTCGAATATTTTTCAAATTTTGTGTAGATACCGATTGACAATTAAACCGAATTATAGGAAACTGACTCCTTGTGGGAGAAATCCAGAAACGACAACCCCAAACGATAGGAGGAAAAATTGAGCAGAAATTGACGATTGACTTGAGGGGATTACGAGAATCGAAATCGATCATCCGACCACCCCCTCAGACAATCTTGACAGTGGGACCACCACAACGACCGATAGTGGTTAACTTGTGGTACCCACTTGAAGAATTTGCAACTCGATTCGAATACGAGATTCACGAACTACAGAGAATCAAGTATTTTGAATTGAGACTCGAACATCACCCGAAACGTGACTCCAGAGGAAATTTCGGTGGGATGTTCACAATCGAAACTTACACTTTCTATTTTGTTCCGACTAACTGAGGTTAAACAATGACTAAAAAGACAATGACCAAAAAACATGTTGCCCACAATCCCACGGTTCACCCAGAACTTCTGGCAAACCAAAAGCCAACGAAGGCTAGCCTACCGGCTACCATCTGGGCTATGGTCCTGACTGCGGCTAGTGGACTTTGGGTTCTAGCGAGGAATACCAACAACCGGAACCCGAACATTCCGCACGCCGCGAGCCTTGCAAAATCGATGAGGCAAGGCAAGGCTCCAGCGCATGGATTGGAGCCACAAGCCTACATGGACGGCGCAAACCTAGTACTAGTGTCAAAGGCCACCGGAACCACGGACGGACAACACACAGCTATTGCGGCGGTATTGGCCTTTGGTGACAGATCACAATGGGTTCTTCTATGCTTCTATCTGGGCTGGACCAGAGTCGAGAAAGTGGACGGAAAAGAAGAACGGGTGGCCGATATTGACCGGATGGAAAAGGCTACTGGGTTGAAGCCACTAGACAAACCACAAACGACGAAATGCCCTTGGTTGATTGTGAACGAAGACGCCCACCCGTTGAGCTTCCTAGCCAAGAACGGGACCGGACAACTGAAAGCCACTGCTGGCAGCTTCCTAGCACGTGATCCAGCGATAGCAGAGAAACTAGCTCGACACAACCTAGACAGTGAACTAGCCGCGACTGTATGCCGGTTGTTGAAGTTGTGTTGCGACCCAGGACGTAACTACACCGGCTTGGATGTCGGCCCCAGGTTTGGCTCAATCCGAAAAGGAGGAAATAGTGCAGGAGGAGAAAAGGTCGTTGCCACTTGGAAAAAATACGAGACTTCTATTCTTGAGGCTTGGAGGCTGTGCCAACCACACGTAGACCGGCTTAAGAAATTTGGCTTGCAGTTTGTAGTGGCTGCGCTTGCTTTGGGTCTACTGGGTAGGAAGTCTACAGTACCTGCGGACTGCCCCGAAGATGAATTGCCCCAAGTTTGGGACAATGATCGAGTAGCTGCCGCTATGCAGGGCTTATGCCGGAGTCTAGATAGTGTCGGCAAAACGTCGAAAGACTCTCCAACATCGAGTAGCCATTTGATAGTCGAATTGTCGCGGATGGAAACAAGGATTGTAAACGATAAAGAGGAAGAACGTCTAGCAGCACGGAGGATGCTTGACGCTGAAATTCTGCGTTGCTTGGTTGAGATATTCGGAACTGGTGATTCCATCGAGTACACCCAAACACAGTTTAGGGCTTGGTTCGTCTCGAAGTCCCTAGATAACGGAACTAGCAACGAACCGGAACAATGCCCCTCTCTTAGATGGATTGGTCCCGATTCCACGCTTAGCCACCCCAAACGAGTAGGCTAGTATATCAGCCTTGACACCTAGCCCACTAGCATTGTGCTGGTGGGCTTTCCTTCTCTTCACTTTCAAGCCAGCTCGACAATTACCATAATCACCCCGCCTTACTTCGTGTTCGGTGGGGTGTTTTTATTGGTGAATATGCTCGACCGCTGACAAGTGTACGATAGCTAGGACAGATAGCGACCGCTGAAAATCGAATATATTCGCTTCTAACATACTCTAATTATTCACCTATTATATATCGAATATATTCAAATATCGTTATATGTCAAGCTAGACGTCTTAGAATTGAAATATATTCGACATAATAAAGCGATCGCGACAGGGATCATCAATATATGTATGTACTCCATAGCTACAGGGAGTAGCTAGGAGTCCTCGTTTACCGATGTAAAAATATTAAGTTTACCGATGTAAAAATATTAACGCAAAGACACCGATGTAAAGATACCGTCACTGCTATAAAGATATCGTCACCCATACAAAGACATCGCTATACAAATTTATCTTTAATATATTCTAGTGTACCCCCGTCAAGGATACTTATTTACCTTGATGGATAGCTGGATATATTGGGTCGAAACTTATTGAAATACGCTACTTGCATTTATTTTGGGTTTAATATATGATTTTCAGTAGTTGATATATCTGAGGCTACACAAAGATATATTCAATTTAGTGTCTACACCAGTTTACTTAAACTTCCCTACGGAGATTGACGCAAATGAGTCAGAACAAGAATGTCCTATCGAACCTTATTGAGCCTGCACCGAAGACAAAGGTTGAGCAGCAGGAGAGTAGGGACTTGAGGGCTGTACTTGAAAAAGAAATCTGGTTTCAAACATATCAAACGTCACTTGTTCAGGCTCTTTCAGCCTACAATCCATTACAACTAAAATCACATCCACAGCGGTTGAGGGCTGCGTTGCAAGCAGCGATGTTCATTGCCGATGTTGCACATGAGGAGTATATCAAGCATGTCAACGACAACACTGAGAACTTGCGAAAGTTCGGTTCAACTGTGCCAAGTCTTGAGCCAGCCGGTAGTCCTGAATAGGGCGTTGGTTGGTCGTGGCTATGCTTTGGAGTTCAATGGGACTCTGATGGTTAGCCCTGCGGTACTGTCGTTGATGGATGGAGCGAGTGCCGGTGAAATGGATCATCTTCTGACGAATTTGCCGGTTATATCGCTTACTCCAAATCTGTGAAATATATTCGGTTTTAATGGAGAATGTTGCGATGTTGAAAGTCTATGTGGATATGGCTGATGGAACTGCTCTCGGTGCGATTGGGTGTTTGACGATACCGGAGATCGGGTCTAGCATTAAGGTTGAGGATGTCACTTATCGAGTGGTTGATTCATCGATCTTGTTGACTGGACCATTCTCGATATTGAATCCGCCACAAATGGCTAAGATCACCATCATCGTTGAGAAAGAATAGGCTTGTGGAAGAACAAATCTATTGAGGCTATGCGGCACGATGCACTTGTAGCTGATGAAGTTCGTCGTGCCAATGATCGATATACGGAGCTAGTGGAGTATGTCGAGCAAATTGAAAAACAAATCAGGCTCATGGCTAAAAAAGTCTTGAAAGAGCATGATCCTGTAGGCAACCATCTATCTTCTGTTGAAATCGTGGAATTATTATTGAAAAGAATCCATGACTATTAAGCCGTATTATTGTATCGGTATTGATCCTGGTGCTAACGGTGCTATCTGTATTCTGCCAAGACAGTATAAAGACATACAAATATTCGCATTCAAGAATTATTCTCTTCGTTCTTTGTCGCTTATTCTTGATGAATACTTGAAGCAATCGATTGATATATTCGTCGAAAAAAGTGGATTGCATCCAAGAAATGGAAAGCAGTCCTACTATGCTTCTGGAAGAAATTTAGGTCAGATTGAAGGACTCCTAGCCAAGTTTGATTATACTTTGGTGAGTCCGGTCAAATGGATGAACGCTCTTGATTGTCGAACGAAGGGAGATAAGAACATCACGAAAGTTTTGGCCGAATCTTTTTTTGGAAGATATATCAAGATTACGCATACCAATGCCGATGCTGCCCTCATAGCTCATTATGGGTTTACTCTCTATGGACACGAAGTACGATGCCGACCAAAAAGACGACCACTAAGAAAGTAGTACCGAGAAAAAAGGTATTTATTTCTTCCAAAAAGAACGAAGTGGAGAAACCGGCAAAAATTTCTACGCCTGTACCGAGGGCCGCACCAACTTCGCATAATATGTTCGACGTTAAATGGAGTAAATATATTCCAGAATATGTGATACCGAACAACAAGCAACTTGCGGTGCTTATGCTTCCGAATGTCAAAGAGATTCTATTCGGTGGTGCTCTTGGTGGTGGCAAGTCTGAGTTGCTTCTGATGGAAGCCGTTCGTTATTGCGACATTCCAGGCTTCAGTTCTATTATCTTTCGTCGGCAATTGACGGATTTGAAGCAACCAGGAGCACTTATCAGCAGATCACACAAATGGCTAGGTCGTTGGGCCGATGGTGGATATTGCAGGTATCTTGCCGATGAACATGCTTGGTCTTTCAAGTGCATATATCCTGGCACAGATATTCCAGGCCCAGAAGCTAGACTTCAATTCGGATATATCGGAGAGGCGGCTATTCGAGAACGATACCAATCCGCTGAATACTCTTTGGTATGTTTTGACGAATTGGGTCAATGGCAAGACGATGTGGATTACTTGTTCATGCGTACTCGTATTCGAATTACGGTATGTCCGGTACACGGTCGAATACCAGGAACCGAAGAACCGAAATGGAACGATAACTGTCACCTATGCGCTTGTCTTCGACAAATGCCTCTGCGAATGCGGTCAGCTACAAACCCAGGACCGGCGTGGATCAAAAGACGATTTGGAATTGTGCCTGATCCATTCAAATACAAGACTAAGCGAACCGCCCTCATTGCGATGCAAGAAGGTGAAAAAGTAAACTTCGTCGGTTCACATTCGACGCGACTTTTCATACCGTCTTTTTTGGAAGATAACAAAGCTCTGTCCTCCAAAGATTATCGAGAAATGCTAAGTGAGCTTGCACCAGAAGAACGCTCTCGACTTGAAGATGGTAATTGGGAAGCAAGGCAAGATGCAAGATTCAAGCGTAGTTGGCAGCGTTACTACTCGTTAGCTTCTGATGGATTTTCGCTTATCGATTCATTAGGTCGATCAGGGGAGTTGATGCCATTCTCAATTTTGCGAAACATATTCATAGTCGTTGATCCTGCGGTTACTGTTCGAGAAGGACCAGTAGACGAGCAAATGCGAATTAAAAAATCGTATTGTGCTATTGGAGTCTTCGGTACTACGATAACGAATCAATTGCTCATATTGGAAATGATGAAGTTCAGGAAAGAGATACCCGATATCATCGAAGCTATGGTAGCACTTGATAAGAAGTGGCATCCAAAATTTCACAAAGTAGAAGTCAACGGAGTCGGTATTGGTGTAGCTCAGTATGCTAGTCTGGCAGGTCTATTCGTTCGAAAGAATATTCGAAAGACAGATAAAATTGAAAACTCGATATCAGCAATGATGTTGATGAAGAACGGGCAAATACTGTTCCCAGAAATTGCTCCCTGGCTGGACACCCATGAAGTAGAAGACACAATATTCGGATGGACAGGTTTACCCACTGAAGAAGATGATTTGGTTGACGTTCTTTGTGATGCAGCCCACGAATTGACACCTGAAGTAGCTGCACCTATAGCTAATCCTGAGTTTCGAAGATCGGCACCTAAATATATTAAGGAGCAATTTCTTCCAAAAAACGATTCGCCAACGCTTTCTCCCTTGCTTACCCAAGGTCCACGCTTGTTCTTTCATTGATATATTTCACAAATTTGACTCTACGACTATCTATGATATATTCAATGTACCTTTTTGAAAGGAAATGGCATGAACGCAAATGCTGTGTATGAATTTGAAGCCCGTCTACCAATCGATCATGTGTTAGCCGCTGTTCGACTGGTTCGTTCTGAGGGTTATAGCACCGCAGAACTGTTGAAGTTGCTTGGCTCTGCTTCTGGGGAGCTAGGAGCATTGTTTTCCAAAGGTCCGATCTTCGGCACAACTGACGTAAGTTTTGCTGCTGGTTGGATGGAGCAAGAGGATGCCCAGGAAAAGGTTGATATGATTATCAGCAGCTTGGAGTTGCTCGAATCGAATCCACAATTCGATCCGACTCCATATATTCCACTTATCATAGCCCTTATCGAATGGTTGATTCGTCGTCGAGGCTAGTCCCGAAACTTGCAAAGAGAAGTACCCGCCCCTTCTTCCTTCTCTTTGCAAGTCTTTTTTTTTCTTTTTGGAGGTATGATGTTGTTAGAAGACACTATTTACGATGGACCTGCTTTTGGTGGACCTGAAGTAAAGCTGCCACCAGACTTACAGATCGGGCCGCAACTATTCAGCCATTCATTACAAATGCCGAATGCTTGGCATTGCTTTCCCTGGATCAAAAACAAGTTATGGCCGGTAGCAACTGGGGCCGGTATTGTCATTGGTAATCTGGATACTGGCTACACTCCTCACAAGTATGGTCCAGAAATTCTTTCAGCCAAATCATATATTCAAGGACAATCTGCTGCTGATGGTAATGGGCATGGAACCCATACCATCGGTTCTCACTCTTGTCGTCGTGATGAATCTGGAAATTCAATCGGTCTTGCACCGGATTCCAAAGTTCGCGTCTACAAAGTTCTTTCAAATTCTGGTAGCGGTTCATCTGGCGGTATTGCCCAGGCTATCAAAGATGCAGCCGATGACGGTTGCAATATCATTACGATGTCGTTGGGTGGTCCATCGAATTACGAACCGCAGAACCGAGCTATTGATTATGCTTGGTCGAAGGGTTGTCTTGTCATTGCTGCTGCTGGCAATTCAGGTGGATCGAATACTGTTGGCTGGCCTGCAAAATATCCAAATTGTCTTTGCACAGGAAACTACAAAGAGAATGGAGAAATAGCTTCGTCTTCTTCTGGCGGAAGAGAGTTGGATTGGGCTTGCCCTGGTACAAACATTACTTCGTTTAATACCGATGGAGAGTCATTCAGGCAGATGACAGGAACATCGATGGCTACTCCGATTGGTGCTGGCAAGCTGGCTTGTCTTCTCGAAGTTTGGTTGCGTCAAGGTCGAGCAATGTTCAAGTCTGCCCAAGAAGTTCGAGACTACTTCACCAAAGTATTGATCGATGCCGGAGCACCAGGCTTTGACATAAAGTTTGGCATCGGCATTGCCAATGAGAATTTCCTAGTCGAAGCAATTATCAAAGACTTGGCATTAGGAGCATAGCGATGAAGTTTTATAAAGGCATATTGAACGCTTTTTGGATGTCGATCTTGATGTGGTTGTGGATTGCATATATTGCATACGCACAGCCAGTTGCCAAGATCACTGGACCTGTACAAGTTCCTGCTGGTGAACTTACAGCACTTTCGTCTACTGGTTCATCGGGTGACAATCTTGTTTGGATCACACCGGAAGGTCTAGCCACAATTCAATCTGGTTGTGAATTGATGGACCAACAGATATTCTTCTCCACAACACGGAAAGGAATATATGAGTTTACGCTTATTGTAGCTGACAAAGAGGCTAGGATTGCGTACTCAAGACACACTGTTGCTGTTGGTGAAACAACAGACCCAGGACCACCACCCGTTAACCCTACACCGGCAAAATGGGCTGAACTCCAAAGTATCAGCAAGCAGCAAGCGGACAGTATCAATGACGAACCAACAAGAATTGCACTAAAAGCAGCTTTGGAACGGCAACTGATCGACATAAAAGACAAATGCGACAAGCAGCAATGCCCTACGCTGGCCCAAGCTCAATCGAATATATCAAAGACCATCGATACGACTCTGCTGAGTAGGGAAAACAGGTTCTCCATTTGGAGTCCGTGGAGAGTCGCAATAGGCAAGCCCATCACCAATAAAGGCGTAAAAGACTTGCCAGACTACTTGAATGCTGTCAAATCTTTTGCAGCGGGTTTGTGATGATGCCACTTTTTGATATATTATGGTGGATGTTAGTGACCGGAATGAGCTTTCTGGTCTTTTTTGCCGTGTGCTACTTGGCACTTCTCTTGATGGAGGACCGTTGAATGCGTAGATGGTTTTTGCTTGTACTCTTCTTCTTGTGCTTGGCTTCATTCGATTGCGAACAAGCCGATGCTCAAGAACCAATGGACTGTATGGCTGTTAGCACCGTAACTACTACGGTAACTACCCACCAGACTGCTATGCGAGTTCGCCCACTAGTTAGGACGGTGCGTGCCGCTAGATGTGCGGCTGTGCGAGTCGTTAAAATCGGAACTGCGCCTGTCAGACTTTTATTCGTGTGCAGATAGGTCCAACTCTTTCATCGAAAGTAAACAGCATGTTTGTAGCCTCTGTGTTAAACGCTGATCCAGACAAAGTTGCTGCCTGGGGTAAACTAATCAAAGACATCGGAGTTCCTATACTCATGCTGTTTGCGATGTCTTTTGCAATGTACAACGGTGGTGTATGGATTGGAGAACATATATTACTTCCAACATTGCAGAAGAATGAAGCACTTGTTGATAGTCAAACTCGAAGCAACGAGGCACTACTGACAAGTCTAAACACAATCACTGAAAACATTCGCCAACAGACTGAAGCAAATAGAGTCAACACTGACTCGATCACACGCATATCTAGTGATATTGCTGCGATACGCCGAGCAACAGAAGCAAGTGCTGAAAGTGCTCCAAAATTTTTTGAGGAGCAAAAACTTCAAAGCGAGATTCTCAAAGAACTTTTAAGCAAGTAAAGGAATTATCATGGTAAGTATTGAAGACCTGAAAACGCGAGAAGGCGTATTGCGGTATCCGACTGATGCAGCGGAATTTATTCGCAACTCATTTTCTCCGTTGAAGATTTCAAGTTGTCGAATCCTTTTGGATGCAAGAGACTTGGACACATTGTTTCAAGACAATGGTGGAGCCAGTCTTGTAACTGCCAAAGGTCAAGACGTTGGCCGTTGGGTCGATAAGACATCCAATGCGACCCAATTCAATTTGGCCTCAATTGCTCCACCAGTTTACGACATCACTGGCGGATTCCGTTCAGTCTACTGGGCTGGAAATCGACGGGCACTCATTCAATCTGCACTCAATCTATCTGCGGCTACAACGGTTACTACTGTTACCGCTGTAAGAAAAATGAGCGATGCAGCCTTAGCCCGTATTGCTTCTTTTGGTTCTGCACAACCATTGTTTGCTGTGTCAGCACCACCAGCCGCAAGTGCGACATTCGGTTCTAACGTATCCGGTGGTACTGCTCGATCAGTTACTACTGCTGCGTCTTTTGCTGCACCTGTCAAGGCAGTTGTAACCACTGTCTCAAAGGTCAATGCGTTGACTCCATCTTCTCGCATTCGAATCAATTCTGGTGCATGGGTTGATGAAGCCTTGGGTGCAGGTGCTACTGCCAACTTTGGCACAGCCATTTATGCTCTTGGTGGAAATACAGCCGGTACTGGTGAATTGCTCAACGGCTATATTTATGCTCATGCGTTGTTTACCGCCGAACTGTCTGCCCAAGATTTGATTGACGTTGAAATTTGGATGGCAGAAACTTGTGGTCTTCGATTGTTCTAACCAAAAACCGGAATCATGGCACAAACATCATTATTCACAAACAGAACAACAACCGGCGAATCTGCTGTATTTTCCTTCACCGATCCTGGAACTTGTTATATTCGAGGATTGAATGGGGGCAAATTACAGCTTTTGATTTCTCCGAATGTGTCTCCTGAGCAATGGAAACCATTGGTCAATTTTGGAGATAGAAGGAATCAGCATACGGTATCTGCTCAAGGTGCGTACAAGCTGAAAGCCAATCTTGCTGCGGTGACTTCTACTACTTCGTTGAACGTCATTGTTGAAACTCCGTAATATATTCCACTGAGAATTTTAAATGGCAACACTAGGAAAAACTGACATCGGCGGCACATCGGGCCCAATGAGTTTCAATAACGAATGGGCTGCGGGTCCGTACACTGCTTCTGAAAATGGAACCATTACATCTATATCGATTTATGCGAATTCAGTTGGTGGTGGTTCTACTCGATTCGGCGTGTGGAAAGATGACGGAACTGGTAATCCTGGTGAGCTAGTTGCTGAGTCGGCAAGCAGCACGCTTGCATCTGGTTGGATGACTTTTTCGGCTAGTGGTGTAATTGAAGCCGGTGAAAGCTACTACATCGGTCATTTGTCGAATAACAGTCTTGGTGGTGTATGGGGTGGTACAGCCAAAGAAATTGTCTACAAAGCCAAGACATTTGGAAATCTTAGCAATCCGTTTCCATCCTCTGGCACTTCTACAGTTGGTAGCCGCGACTACTCGATGTACTTCACATACGACCCTGCACCGGCAGAGTCGTTGACTATCAACACGCCGATTACAAAACAACTTATTCAACGCAATCCTGGCGAAGAAACTGCTGACATTGAAATCAGTGGGATAGCAGTCGGCATTGATGGAGCCATTGAAGCACGTTTCGCTGGCGGAGCATGGGCTACAATCGACACTATTGACGATCCTGGTGCTTTCAGTGGCGTATTGGCGAATCAAGCACTAGCCAAGGGAACACTCGAAGTCAGGTTCGTAAACAATACTGCTGTTAATGATAGTGTAACTGATCTTTACACCGGAAGGCTTTATCTTGTAACTGGTGACTCCATTGCTCAAGGTAGCTCTACCAACGCACAAAACCGCAATAGCGTTGATGCCGTAGTGTACAGACAAGACGATGCGTGGATTGAAGCAGATGACCCCGTAGACACCCTAACATCGAACGGTTCGCATTGGCCCCTACTCGCTCAACACCTGACAAGTCATTTTGATTGTCCTATCGGATTCATTACAACGGCTACTGGTAGTAGAGACATTGCTGGCGGTAATAGCGACTACGCAAAGCCAAACGTGAATGGTTGGGGCATTATGACATCCCAATACGCTGAGGCCACGGATAGAGGCGTAGAGGCGTTCTTAGTGCATCTAGGTCCAAATGCTGGTGTAGGCGATACACTCACTCAGGCTCAATACCTGGCAGCTTTAACTCAATGGGCATCTGACATTCGCGCAGACATTCAAGCCAATGTCCCGATCTATCTTGGAGTCTATGGCAGATCGATCAACACGCTTCCAGCCAATCCAAAGATTCGCCGAGCAATTGCCGAAGCAATCAAAGCGAATATATTCACTTGCGGTCCAAACTTGCTAGGACCAAGTTGGTCAGACGGAGTACACCCTAAGACAGATAGCGAAGTCTCGATTACTGCTGCTCGATGGTTCATCGCACTTACAGGCGTAAGGGCACCTAGAATACTTAGAGCCGAATTACGATCTGACCCAAAGCAAGTCGATCTAGTCGTGTCTGGCACATTAGGCGGCTCGAACGGAGACACCTACACAGCCGCACTATTCACAGTCAACAGTGTAGTTCCTACTTCGGCAACTCGAATCAACTCTTCTCGAATCCGATTAGTGTTTGCTGCTGATAGGGCACTAGGCCAAGCATTCATATTTGCTCCTGGTGAAGAACACGTTGGAGCTACACTACCAAAGAGTGTAGCGGTGAATCTCCCAGTCACTATTCATAGTATCAGTAGTGAGGCTCAACCGATAGACCCCGTACAGCTATCACTTGTCAGGCCCAGAGTTGCATCGTCTGAAATTGTTGGTCCAGTAATTTCATCCGTAAATTCAAGAGTTTGACGATGGCTAAACTTGGAAAAAGCAGAGTCGGACTAACAGATTTGCAGATCAACAATCTAGCAATTGTCTCCGGTCCTTACTTAGCTAGTGAAGATGGAACCATAGACGATATAGCCGTATACACCGAAACTCTTGGTGTCAATCTTCGTACCGGAGTTTACTTGCAACAAGAAGATCACGCTACATCGCCAAGACCAACTACGCTTGTAGCTTCCAGCGACTTGATAACTGTTAGTCAACCTGGGTGGCAAATACTCAGACGAACAAGCGAACCTGGAACCATTCAGCGTGGAAAGCGTTACTGGATAGCTTCTATATCAAGCGGTAACATCACCTACAAACTGAACCAGCAAGAAGAAAAATGGTGGTGGGTTCAATCACCTGGAACCGGAACCACTCTAAGAAATCCATTCTTGATTGGTGGTGGTTCAACCATATTCAGAGCCATTAGTGCCTACTGTCTCTACACTCCGATATTGCCTGCACCTGAAGACACATCCCTACAGGCAATGATAAATCGAGCTACCCCAGGCTCAACACTCAAAATACCTTACGGGTTCTACAACGAACAAATCATTATCAACAAGTCGCTCAACTTGGTTGGTGTACCTAATCGTCGTGGCAAGTTACCAATCATTCAAGGTGGTGAGCTAGTTGACTCTTGGACTCCATCAGCGGAACCATCCCATTCTGGAAAGAATGTATGGTACAAAGATGTTAGAATCGGTGGAGTATCACCCGCTGTTTGGATCAGATCATTACAACTAGGCGATCTTGGAGTTCAGATTCTTCAATATGATCCGAGCCTGTCTGGTGAAGGTGTTAATGCGGCAACAGCAACCACCGTAAGAAACTACCTTCTAACTTGCGATTGGACTGCCCCAGGCTACTACCTTGGAGTGAACACCACTCAAACAATCGACTTCTGGCAATGGTATGACGCAATTGCCTGCCATGACTCCACCGGAAGACTCTGGCTAAGAATGAAGAACGGAGTAGACCCTAACGACTTTGACTCATATATCACAGCCACAAAGAACACTAGAAACACACCGTACAATGATGACTGGGCGTACACTAACGACCTATCAAAAGTCATTCATTGTTCATCGCAATCGAATATATCAATCAGCAATTTAGAAATACGTGGTGGTCGATGGGGTATTGACATCCAAAACTCCGACAACGTATTGGTAGAAAAATGTAAGATAGTCAACTCTGGGCTACGAGGTATCAGCATAACCGACTGTGCAACAGTCACAATTCAAGCAAATGAGTTCACATCTAAATGGCTCCGCAGCAATGTCCATCCTGGGTTCGGTGGTACATCGGAAAGAGCCAAAGCTGCAATGTTCGGTTGGGACTTGAATAAAAACTATTCCGTATCCGGCATTCCTGCTCCAAACGGAGACTCAATTGAATTATGTGGCGTAACTACTGGTGTCTCAATCAAACATAACTGGATGCACGATGTCGGTGGTGGTATCGGATGGGGCTACGGTTTCGACCCACATGCAATCGATGCAACAATAGAAAACAATCGACTAGAGCGAATGGACTCCGCAGGTGTAGTCGTCTATCCAAGAGCCAACGGAATAATTCGATATAACGACTTCTACGAAGTCCACTTGAATTTCCGTGTTCAAGATATGACCCCGACTTCATTCATAAATACTCTAGTCAACATCTACAACAACACACTCAAATCCGTAGAGCAAGCCGGTTACTTGTTGCAAGCTCATTACGCCTCTGGTACAACTTGGGCTTCACCAATTAACTTTGAAAGCAATTTCATCCAAAACATTTCCCACATCATTGCAAATCTGTTAGGCTTTGCAGACGTAATGATGGTCGGCAACGTGTTGGATACAGCAAACGGATTTACTTCCGCAGTAGACACGTATGGTCTTGCAGCCTTCGAGACTAATTGGGTTGGCGGTAATGCGGAAGAAATAAAAGACAACGCTTGGTTTGTTGGAAATGGAAACGAATATATTCAAGGCCAACGCTTAGTAGATTCCACATTGCCAATTGGCTTTGAATCGGTTGGCATTTATCGACAAAATACCGGACTTCCAGTAAAGCGTAGGGTTCAAAGCGAAGAAAACAATTCACCGTCAATGACAGACGGTTTTGAGGGTTTCTAATGGCTAATATATCCAGATCATTTGTAAGTGCTCCTAACAAGACACTGACACTATTTCCTCATTCTGTCTACGGCTTGGACCTTGCTGATTGGGGTACATACTCTAAATCTTCCACTCAACAAGCTGCTCCAAACTTTGGAAGATACGATACCGTCTTGGACGATACTTATCGTCTTTGGATGATCTTCGAAGGTTCTGCTCAACCCACTGATTGGGATAAGTGGGTTGGCAAGTACGACATTGATGAATTGATAATTACTGAATCAGATTGGGCAAGAGAGACAGGCGATATATTACGCTTGATGTCTGGCGGTACAGTTGTTTTCAACCAAGCACCAGTGACTCCACAAGGTAAAATTTCAGGGCCAATCATCATCGGCGATGATTATTTTGACGAAAGAGCCTTTGTGTGGTATATTGACCCTGAACCTGGACTTATTGCCGATTATCGGGTATTCTTTGGTGGTAAGAGTTACAGCAATGTGGGCCAATGGCTTGTTGAAGGCGTCATAACTGCTGTTACAATTGACGGGGAACCCAAATGGGAATTGCGTCACGAATTGCTGTCAGCCGACTCCTCGTTGCTCAAAGCTGGATCATACACCTTTGCAGTGACGCTAATCAAAGATAACCTTCAGCGCATTACAAGGGCGTTTGGATCGGTGGATGCTGTTAAAGTGTTCACGGTTCCAATTCCCGATCCGTAAGTCATTTCAGGAATATATCATGCCACTATTGAGAAAAGAAATTCTACCAGCCGGAACCTATTCAGTGATGACCGCTAATGGTCGAGTCACCAAGGAATTTTCGCCTTCGTATCTTCGACACGTATCGAAGAATGCGAACAAAATGATTAAAGCTGGTTTGAGAATCCCGACACCGTTCGGGCACAGCAAAGATGCAGTACCTCACGCAACTGACAATCCAAAAGACAATGCCGGTTACTGGCATCGATTCTGGGTATCCAATGAAAACGGCAAACCTGGAATTTGGGGAGAAGTAGACGTTCCTGGCAACGAAGACGATCCCAACTCTCCGTACTACAAAGCAAAGCACACAGCAAAAGAAACGTCTGTCTGCATTCACGAACAATACGTCGATGGTAAGCAACGCAAATGGGACAACGCCATTATGCACGTTGCTTTGGTGAACCATCCTGTGGTGCCTGGTCAAAAAGATTTTGAACACGTGCCAGATAATACATCGGTGGTCAACATGAGCATGTTGAGTACCCATGCCGGTCTTGATTCTGAAAACATTTCTGGATTGGTTAAAAAACTACGGGACGTAGTTAAGTTGTACCTGCCAGACAATTGTACAATCGAGACTATTGTAAAAGACCTTATTGTTGCAGTAGGGCAATACGAACTTTGTTCTCCTAAGCAGGATGGGGGCATAGTGCCTGCTCCTGTTTATTTGTCAACCCAAGCAGATGTAAAGGATCAAAACATGCCCATGTCGAATGAGCAGATTCAATCAATCGTGGCTACTGGTGCAATTAACCCTGTCACCGGAAAACCATTTGCAGCAGAAGATTTTGCTGTTCAGTCTCAAGCAACTCCTGAAGACAAAAAGAGTGCAGCACTCTTGAAGGCTTTCACGAACAAACTTGTTGAGCAAGCCAAGAACTCTGTCATTGCAAGAATCAACTCTTTGGTAGAGTCAGGTCGGATCAGCAAAGAATACGCTGATACGCACTTGCAACCAAAGGTTGAATTTCAAATGTCTTTGATCGGAACACAAGAGAATCCAGCTATTGCGGATCATCCATTGGTGATGACCCTCAGCGCATTGGAATCACTTCCGACACCAACCAAACAGCCTCAAGGTGGTACCGTACCTGTAGGGCATGTGAATCCGTTCCAGAGCGATGCGAACGACTTTGACGGTGACCAAGCTGAAGCAATCAAGATGATGCTTTCCACCTTGCCAACCGGCTAAACCACTTCAACAATTTCGAATATATTTCACAAATTTGAAAGGATAACTCATGTTGTCTCAGTTTCAAGGGATGTTTCTACCAGCCGGTATGGGTACGGAAGCGTACAGTACCGATGTGGACTTTGCATCCATCATTTACGGTCCACTTCAGCATTGCCTTCTAGCTCCTTATGCAGTTATCTCGTCTGATGCTGCTGATGCTGGAAACACCGGCAATACTGCTGTCCTTCGCGGTGGTCTTGTTATGGCACGTGCAACAGTTGCTTCCGGCAACACTCTCGTAGGTGAATGGGTTCCATTTGCTAACGGTGGTGCAAACGGTTCCGGCGTTGCTGTTGGTATCTTGCTGTGGGCTGGTTTGTCAATGCTTCAAGGTGGTGCAAACGTCAAGCGATTGATGGGTGCAATTCTTGTGAAGGGTAACGTGCAAGCCAAAGCATGTTGCTTAGCAGCCTCAGCAACCTACGGACTGGCTACCACTGGTGCCGGTTTGAAAGTTCGTCAAGACTTGTTGTACAACATTTCTTTCGACGACGATATCACCGCAAAACTGTCTCGCCCAACACCGATCTAGTCGAATATATTCGGCTAGCTTTTTCACAATTCATATTCAAAAGTAAGGACAGAAACTATGCCTTTAGGAATGTCACTCGATCAAATGATGCGAACCCCGTTCGTTATCGATTTGATTTCTCGTATCCATCCCCCAGGATCGGCTATTCAACGATTCTATGGTTTGGGTCTTGGTGCTGCTGCATCCCAGACTATCAAGGGACGAACAGGCCAATATGATATATTCGACTACAGCCGGTCATTGGCACCAATGAGTACGCCACTGTCTCCGCCTACTCGAATCAATCGCAAGCAAATTGGCTCTGTGCCGATTACGCTTCCTCGAACGTACACAGCCTTGGATATCCTCCTTGAGCAAGTGTACAACACTCGTAACCTTGGTCAGCAATTTGGACCAGTCAACTCCAATGGCGACAAGTATGTTGCATTGCAAACCTTGTACGCGAAACAACGACACACTTCAAACATCGAGTTCATGGCTTCGCGCATGTTCTTGGGTGGGTGGTCTTTGAAGGAGTTCGGCTCGCATTTGGTCCTTGCTGAAAAAGCTGATGCTGCTGCTGTCACTGTCAACGACACCAAAATTCCTGCTGGAAACTTGACAAACATCGAAGGCATCATCGACGTTTCTTGGGATGATCCAGGTGCAGATTTGGTTGAACAATTCCAGGCTATCCAAGTTCGGCAAGCTCGCGTCAATGGACGACGAATTACCGAAGTGTGGATCAATGGTAACACAGCCAAGTACCTGTTCGACAATGCGAAGTTGCAAGCAGTCGGCGGTTCGGTTTATCGAATCTTCGATACTTTCAATCCGACCAAAGAAGTCGATCCAGCTTCGAAGATTCCTGACACTGGGGTTTCGATTGTTTGGCGAGGCTTGCCAGACATCACGTTCCATGTGTACAACCAAGGCTACGTTTTGCCTGGAACTACTGAGGCTTTCGATCAGCAGATTTCAAGCTCCAATTGGCGTTCATTCATCCCTGACAACATTGCGATTATGACACCGCCACCAGGCGAATGGTGTGGTTCAATTCAGGGTAGTGAACTGGTTCAATGGAATTTGACATCGCCAGTCGAAGAAGTTTATGGATTCGGCATGGGCATCGAACGTGCTATCGATCCACCGCGTTTTGACATCAAGATGCTAAACAACGCAGCCCCCGTCATCACGGAACCTTACGCTGCATTGGCCGCAACTGTGGTGTTCTAAGCAACCATTCTGTAGGGAAGGATGGACAGAGATTAAAAATCTCAGGTGTCCCGTTCCGAAAGGGGCGGGACATTTTTATTACCCTCTAACAAAAGCAGACACAACATGGTATTGCCTTTTACTTCATACGGACCTACAGAGTTTTGCACCACTTGGGACGAAATAGAAGACGTTTTTGGTCAACGTGGAGTCGAGCTACATCTGGACCACTTGGACGCTGGAAGAGAAACAGAGTTCAAAGACACGTTGATTCACAGAGCCACTCGACACATTGCAAGTTATCTTGGTGCTCGATGGAAACTCAGTGATCTAGCTAATGACATTCGTGTACGAGAAATTGCTACCTACTGGGCAGCACATCGAATTACTTCATTGCGTGGAAATCCTGCAATCTTCGAATCCGAATATTTGGAAGGACTTGAAGAGTTAGAACGTATTCGAGAAGGCACGCTGTTCTTGGATATTCCTACAACCCCAAGAGCCTCAATACAGTCCGGCGTTGTAGACCTTAGAACATCCAACTATCGACTTCAACCGACCTTCTTGGGTTCCAGCTACGTCTACAAAAATCAACACGCCTTACCGATTTACTATTGGCCTTTTAGTTGGCTCTAAATCTGTGAAATATATTCACGTAGTTTTCTTTCAAAAAAGTGGAAGTGCAGAAACTTAGATGATTCAGAAACCGTCGAATCTTTCAAAGTTAGGTATTCCTGCAAAGGTATTGAAGGGAGAAGTTCCGCAATTCCAGTCTGTAGCTTCCATTTATCGATCAGTCTTTGCACAACAATTCATGCTTCGTGTGCATACTGCTTTTTGGGAGAAAGCAATGGAGCGTAGCGATGATTTGGGTAATGCGTGGAAACCATTAGCTCCGGCTACGCATCGTTCAAAGCCTCTAAGTCCAATGGAAGGAAACCACTTTCAAGTATTGAAAAATTGGTACAACAATTTGGATCAGCTTCCAAGTCCAGGTTCTTCTCCAAATGTTGGCTTGTTGTCTCCTGCTTACAAACAAATTTTCAACACCGCATTTCGAAAAGAATTACGCAAGCTGATTCAAGAATCTGGTGCTAGAAATTCTCCAAGAGGCTCAAGGAAGTTATTGATTCAAGAGGCTACTCGTAGGGCTTGGACTGCTGTAAAACAACGACCAATTCACGGTGCTGTTTCCAGATTCAAGATATATGAGAAGGTGGAAAAGCTGGCACAAATAGCAGGAGCAAGGGGGCAAACGGATATTTACAAAGCAGCAAAAAACAGCCCAGATTTAGTAGTTGACTACCAAAATAATTACCAAGCTGAAAAGGCTCGAATATATCGAGTTATACGAAAACCTGGATTTCGTGGGGCTATTTACGTTTCAGAATCGGAACGACATACTTTGATAAACATTAGGACCGGAGCATTGGTAGCCGCCACTCGTCCTGGTACAATAAGCAATAACAGGTATTACCCGCCACCTGGACAACACATAGCACTAAACCCTAGAAGTATCTTAATTGACTTTCCAACCATTCCATACTTTAATGCTGTTCAAGAAGTTCGACCAGTAATTCCAGACAATGCCGGTGCTTGGATTGAGCAAGCACACCAAGTAGCAATCAAACGAGCAAAAATGGAATACGACAGGATACGCCATGATTACAAAAACCGTACTAAAAGTCCTACTAACAAGGCTAAGACTCGCTCAAGAGTCGGGCGTACTTAGTGGCGTAAAATTCGAAGAGATAGGCATACTCCCAGAAGGTAGAGTGCCGTTTTCTTACGGACAGCGTTGGCTTGTAATATATCCAACAAGCATTCGAGACTCTTCGATCATTGAAGGTGATTTCAGGAAACGTCGAGTTGCATTTTCTATCTCATTGATTCAGAGGATACGCGACATCCCCAATGATCGATTCGATTCGATTGCGTACATGGATCAAATATCCATGAGCGACATACTTGAAATGAGCATGGAGGTAATCGAACAACAAGCAACGATGCAACTGCTTCGAGAGGAATTACTGCTTATCAATACCAAATACAGTGTCACCGAGCAATTTTTGATGTTGAACGGTGGACTCGATCCGGTTCACCTGTACCCATCATTTTTTGGAGGAAATACGGAAGATGATATAACTAATAAAATTGCTGGCTACAAGATGACGTTCAACTTTATGTCTCCACTCATATCCGCTGCTTATCCTGCTTGCGGACTTTAACAACCAAAGAAGGAATATATCATGGCAATTATTGCTGGTGCCTATTTCGGGTACTACGGAACTTATGCTGTTGACAATGCTGGTTCTCTGGCATTGGGCAACACACGAACCGGCTTCAGACACTCTCACAACTACTCTTCACGCGCAATCAACTTTGATGCTCTTGGAGAAGCACCTGTAGACGTTCTGATGCTTGGCTGGACCGTTACAGTCGATTTCGTTCTTCAAGAATATGACGCTGCTGCTATTGAAGACTTGCAATGGTCACAAGTAGCCACAAATAGCGTTGACCCTCTTGGAGAGACAGACCAAGCCGGTATTGCATTGTGGGAACGTGCAAAGCCACTTTACTTACGCTCCTGTACGAATACCAATCCGTGTGTAAGAGTCTATCCGAAGGCTATTCTTGCACCGAACTTCAACATCGATGTTGACTTTGCACACACGGAAAGAGCAGTAGCCTTGCGTATGTTGATTCTGCCAATTGCAAGACCAGTCGGCACATTCGATTACGAGGAATACGCCGCAATCAACGCTCCATCAAGACCTGTAGGTTGTGCCAATCTGGTTTACTGGCTCGACGGTCCTTGTGCATAGTTTGAATATATCCCACCCTACAGAATATATTTCACACAATTGGAAACACGATGCCTATTCAAGTCGATCTACCATTCGATGACGCTAACGACTCTACTGACGATAGTGCATTAGATAATCCGTTATCTAATTCACCACTTCAGGGCAGGTCTATTCGATTTGGAAGTAAAACGATTGATTTCGCTTCCGAAATAGAAAAGGCTATGTATGTTTTGGCAAGTAAGCCAAGAGGTACATTTGCAAGAGAGCAAGAATTTATTCAGTATCTTTCGCAATTTGGGTTGTCTAAAGCTCAGATTAGTAATTTTGGTCGAAGCATTGTTTCAGAAGTAAAGAGAGTATCTAAAAGCTCTGGACACACAATAGACATAGGCAGCTTTAATGCCAGAGAAAAAATGGCGGAAGTTATTCGCCAGTCTTCATTGGGGTATTTATTTCTGTCAGAAGAAGAGCAAGCTGAACGACAAAGAAAACTGGCTGCAAGAGAAAAATTGAGAAGTAACTTTCGAGCTTCATCGACTCAAGAGCTTATTTCTAATATAAATTTGTTGCAAGACAAAGGTGACTACAAACCTAAATATTCAATAGAGGCAGGAAAAGTCAAAGGGGGTCTTCCAACTCCACCAGATTTATTCGATCAATATCCTCCACCTGCTCCACCGACTAGCACTACGTCACCTATAGGCACAGATGCCGGTGGTGGTGGTTATGGTCCAAAGCCACCTATCGACTTTATCGTCGATCCTGAAGATGAAGAAGGGCCAAAGATAAATCGAAGCCATATCAAGCAGCGTGCAAAGTCGTTAGAGTCTCAGGTACTTTCATCGCTTCGAAAAGAACTCGGAAAAGACTTGGAGGCTAGTAGAGCCAGAGCCACGGAGATATCTGCCCAGGCATCCAAGAGCCGTGCGGCTGGATACGGTGCCGGTGGACTGCTTGGTTTGCCAGGATACGCATTTTCGACAGTCCTGGACTCTTTACACATTCGTCCAGCCGAAGAAGCTCTACGAGGCCAGGAAGCGTCTTATCAAGGCTCTAGGAAAGACGAGTTCTCAGAACAAACATTCAAGATCAAAGAGTTTTTCCGGCAATATATCTTTGACGCTGTTGATTCTGTTGACGATGAAGCACTTGCAGGGGTCGAAGATGCTTTGAAAAGCCTAGAGAGTCAAGACCGTGAGAATATATTCCAAGGCATATCTGGATTGGCTAGAGGTCTTGCCGATGATCGACTATTGGATGATCGAGTTCGACAATCAGGAACAGGCGATGTTGAAGGGCTTGATCCTTCTCAATTCAAGAAAACAGCAAGGCCAGGAACATTGAATGCCGCCACTGCTGCTTTTGGTCCTTCAGGAAACTTGGCAAAATTCTCTGGATATGCAGTAGGGGCTTATGCTGCAATCAAAGGTGCTCAATTCGTATCCTCAGTACCGGCAAATGCGATTTCATCAGTAGGAGCTAACCTGAATGCTTCTGGTACTGTTAGTGGTCAACAAGGACTTATTAGAAATGTTGCGAATCTTGACATCGGTACAGCACTTGGCGTAAATCCTTTCACCAAGGGCATAATGGCAATGTTCGACGTTGTTAGCCAAATCGAAGAGAACACTCGAAAAGAATACGCATTCACTACGCCTGATGCACTTGTACAAAACGCAATGAATCAAATATTGATGATTCAACGCATGTTAGCCGAAGGTGCTGAACGTGATCCAATACTTGCTGAACTTACAAAGATGCGGGGATTGTTGGCACGTGAAGCAGAAGGACTAAAAACCGAATTGTTGAAAACTTTCGGACCACTACTAAGCGATGTGCTATTCACTATTTCTGCCCACGTTAAAATAGTTGCTGATATGCTTTCCAATCCTGCTGCAAAAGCATTGCTGCGATTCTTTGCTGGTGGTGGCCTTCCATTCGGTGGACTGCTTGCAACTTGGGGAGCGTATGCGGATTCTCAACTAATGGCTGACGCACTTAAAAACAATTCCAGCCTTTTGGATGACATCGGTAACTTCCTTGACGATGATTATTTTGTGAATCCAGCCAACCCGCAAAGAAACTTAGACGTACAAATGAATCAAGGGGGAAGAAGGCGACGATGACTCATTGCTTGAAACAAGTTGTCTACGGTCCAGGCTTCGATGGTGTTGTTGACCCATTGACTGCCAACGTATTTCTACACCCAACATTTCAAGGCAATCGATTGTCGATGAAGACAATCTATGCCGACGACCAAGTAACTCCCCTATACTACGAATACACAATCGAACTAGAAACAATCATCTATGACCACACTAATGAAGCAGCTAACAACTCAATAGAAGCTGAAGTCAATAGGATACGTCAAATACTGGCTACTCCAAATCAAAAATTGTTGGTGTATCCTGTTGGTCTTGGCAAAGTTGCATATATCAACGCCAATGCCGCAGACTTAGTTGCTTTGGCCGCATTGGACGCTACGAACTACACCGGAGTAACCGCTACTCCTGAAGTATCTGGTGGTCCATTCCCTCAAGACACTGTAGTAATGCCTATAGGCTCCAACAACGCAATCAGCGTTAAATGGAGTTGCACATTCAGAATCCTTCACTGTACGATTCTTTCTTTTGTTGATCCAAACTCTACAATCGAATTTAATTTTGAATCAGACTTCGATGTAGACTCCGATGGTGACTTAACCCTGACTGCGAATGTTACCTACAAAAGCATGTACCCAGTCTTGGATGGTTCCTACCCTGCACTCATCGACATCAAGAAATGGTTCACAGATGCTTTGACCTATGTTGCTGTTGCACCGCCTTTTGGAGCTTGGGAAATACAGCCTGTGCAACAATTTACTTTCGGTGCCGGTATTTTGGAAGAAGGACATCGCATTCGAAGCAAGACATCCATTTCAAGGGATCGTCGCGCAGCAAAACTAACATTCATCAGCGAACCAGTAAAATCGCCTAATGCTTTGTTTCCACCAGCAAGCGACATTAAAGCTGTAGACACAATTCAATCCGATTTAATGACTGGTGGCTTTCAAAAATGGCATCGTGTTCTTGATGTTGATATCACGCTTAGAAGGAATTGGCCTAAGCATTGGGCTTGGTTTATCTACCGAAAAATTCTCGCACAGAAAATGCGATATGTCGGTCTGCTGAAAGACGTTCGACTCATTCCTAATAATGAAGTCGTTGCTCCTGAACGTGCAAACCAAAAACTGACTACAAACTACTTTCCAATCAAATTCGTTTTCAAAGACGATATCTACAGCCGTAAGGTAATGATACACGGAGAGTTTCTTGTTAATTGCTCTTTGAGAAACATACTCCAAGTAAGTAATATATTCGGTCGAGTCCACAACTCTTTTGACGTTGTTAATGGAGATAGAAAAGGCCAAGGAAAAGTCGGTGTCAACGGCAACACGCCTGCTTCCGATTCCGATCAATGGGCACGATGGATTCTAGCAAGTACCAACGCAATTGACGGTAACTCAAGAGGCTTCATTGACTCTGCCGTATTTTCAGTTTGTGGTGCTGACTTGCCTGCTCCGCTATTCAAGCAGCAAGCTACCTGGATAGTTGATCCTATGTGGAACTACAGTCAGAACTGTTCTCCCAATCAACCTGTATCTCGAAGTGACGCAGCAATATCTACCAACACTTCTACATACTACGCACAAACATCGGATGGTAGCGTCCCGACTCAGGATGAACAAATCGAATACGGACAAATCATGGAAGACATTTGGAACTTGGCTCGATACAATTGCGGAGCAGCTAATTCCAAACTAAGTTACGATCCAGAAGAGTCCTGGATGGATTACAAAACATCCATTTCAATCATTGAAGACTGCCACTCAATTCCGCTTGATTTTCTGGACGAATCCGGCATTGCTATGTATCAAACACCGGAAGCAAATCCAGGCAACGCTACAAACCTTCAAGACAAATATTTTCCAGACAATCCGGCAATCCCTGGCTACAATGCCGGACAAGATCAATCTTTGTACGCAACGAAGTTCTTTGCACTCAACGGCATATTGACACCGAGGGACTACACCAACACAAAGAAAATGGTGATATCGAGAAGTTCACCGCGATTCTTTATTCGATTCCAGGGTTATGCGATTCGAGCACTGTACCCAGTACCGATTCCACACCTTCTAGCTTTTAAGACTGGTTCCGGTCTTGATTCAAACTCAACATTATTCAGAAAAGTAACTAGAATCGGCAGACCCAAGTGTATGACAAGACAAACAGGCCCATCTGCAAACCCTGTCTACCTTGCAAAATGGGACATACTCTATACAATAGATCATGATATTCACTACAGCAACATTCTAGCAAGATTGTTTACAAACACTGACGGAGCCTTTAATGTCTAGCCTTCCCACTTCAGAATTTGAACTACCCGACGAAGACCTAACAATCACAGTCAATCGAAAGAACAAACCATCATTCACAGTCAACATAGCAGACTTGCAGTTGATTGCCGATTCTAACTACGATGAAAAGATTGAGTACACACAGGTTTTGAAGAAAATACAAGAGTCTTTGAAATCTCTGCTATCCATTGATATATCACTGTCTCAAGTCGAATGGCTGTACTTGAAAAAGAAAGAAATTGAAGTCGAACTAAAAAAAAGTGGATCACCCGAATTAGGAGATTCCGATACTACAACCTTGTCCCAACCTTCTTTGCCACCAATTCCGTTAGACCAGTGGGTGGACGAAACGCCGAGTACATCTTAAAGTTGACCGAAGAACACGTTCGAGCTTTGGAAGAACTAGATTATCGACAACAAATATCAACTCAAAATCCAGAAGCAGTTTATCGATTAACGCTACTTACTACATTGGACAAGCAGAAAGCCGAAGAAGCACAAGCATTTAGTCTTTATAACGAACTGGATCGAAAATATGGCAAAACTTGAAAACAAACCAACGGCTGGAATTACCAACGCCGATTACTTGCTTGGTAAACTTCGTGGCGTAGCTTCGAATATGTACAGCCCTCATTGGTATCAAATATATGATGCCAGATACTCACACCATTTTCCGTTGTTCAGTTCGTTGACCATTCGGGCAATGCTCCGTGATCCTAGAATCCGTTTCGGTTTGTGGCTCATTAAAGGTCCGGTGATTACCTACACTAAATTTTTCTCAGAAGAAGAATCGGAATCGCCGGAAATTCACAACGCAATCGTAGAACTCAATTATCAATTTCCCTACGCAGTAATCCATGAGAACAAGGAAATTGAGAAATATATTCTAACTCAGCTAAATCGATTTTGGACTGTTGGAGCTATTCGTGCGTTAAGTGCGCTTGAATGGGGTTTCAGCGGTTCTCAAGTTCTCTACAAAAAAGATTCCAAGGATCGATTGTGTTTTGACAATTTGATCCCCTACAATACGCACCCAGAAGAACTTCAATGCCTTACCAGAAATGAGGGCATTGTTGGATTTCGCCGTAGACACTCCGACTCAAACTATGTACCAATCGGGAAAGGTCTTTGGCATATCCAAAATAGGGACAGACACTCCTACTATGGAGAGTCCAGACTTTTGGGTGCGCATATTCCTTGGCATGAAACCTGGATGTTGGGCGGTGCAAGAGACATCCGTAGAACCTGGTTCTTCAGAAATTCTTACGACAGTGGTGAAATGTACTACCCTGAAGGCAATTCAACAGCCTCAGATGGTTCCAACATTCCTAACGAAGAAATTGCTGCGGCAATGATGGAAGCAAAGCGTACAGGCTCACACGCTCTATTCCCATCTACCCGCGACTTGACAGGCAAGCAACTATGGGAGTTCAATGGTCCAGTTGCCAATGCTACTCCTCAAGGTCTGATGGAGTATGTAGACGCTCTACGCGACGAAGAATTGGAAGGAATCGGAATACCGCCCGAAGTAATTCGTAGCGAAGGCAATAACGGACTAGGCTCGGCTACTGGAAGAATGGTTCCTTACATGGCATTCATTGCTTCACTAACTCCGGTTGGCAGCGACCTAATTCAAGACTTTCGATCACAAGTGCTGGACAATATATTGCTGCCACTCAACAATATGTCAATCGATTACGAGATTAAACCAATCGTACCAAAGAGCATGGGCGATCAGGTACAGGCAGTTCAAGAAAAGACAGTCGATGACTCTGGGATGTCCTAATGGCTATCAAGTTGACTTTCAAAGGTGGCATCACAATTGATCCTGGTGGGCCAGGAGAAATCGTCATTGAATCATTTGAAGTCTCAACAGTTTGCGTAGACCCAACGCGAATATCTGACTACTACGATAGTCGAAAAATACCTTTAGGCATTCTTGAACGCTGCAACAGTCAAGAACATCGAATGATCGATGGTGTCGGCAAAGGTGCATTCTTAATCGCCAACACAGCCTTCGACGTTCTAAATCCAGAAGACCCACCAAACACAGTAAGCATCGACTTACTTGACATCCTTGAAAACACAACGGAGATAGTTGTTGACTTTAAGACTCTAAGCACCGAAGGCACATTCCAGAATCACGCAAGCAGTAAGTCAGTACGACTTATTGACTTCAAAATGATTGGCGGTAAGACAATCACAAGTTCTTCTCTAGTTGTCCTTGAAACTGCTGAAAGAAAATACGACTTAGCCTGTACACCCGCACCGAGAAACTACAACGTAGTTGATCCCTGCAACACAGTCTTTACTGATCCAGTCACAATAACCTACTTGGCACCTGACACTACACCACTCACGTTAGCAGAAATCTTCGAAGATTTGCTAGCCGGTACAACCTATTCGATCACACCCCATGCTTCGCTTACCGACATCACCAGTGAAGTTGCGAATATATTCCTTGACGGTTTATCGATTCAAGAAGCAATTGACAAATTGTGCAAAGCCCACGGACTGATATGGGCAATGGACGAAACCACTGTCCAGGTCAAACGCTTAACCGAACCAGACCCGAACACGTTCAACTACGCCACAGAATTACAGCACTATATTTCTTCCAAAAAACCGTTGTTCTGCTGGATTCTTTACCATAATATATTCTACCCTAACGTGTCTACACGTAGTAAGACTCGTACTTACTATTCATTGCAAAATGAGGATGACTACTTTTTCAGTACAACAGTAGACTTCGGCTCAAGAATCCATACCCACTACCCGTACCTTCCAGCATTCATAGATAGTACAACCACCGGCGAGTCCTATGCGCTTCTCAACAAAACAGCACTAGAAGATTTGAAGGATTCAATCCTTCCAAACTTCGAGTCAATATATCAATATCGAAATCACTTATACCATTCTCCATTGTTCAGGAGTTTGCCTCTTCTTGACTGCAACTTTGTCCGCATAATTTACTTCGACTATGGCGATGCAATCCACGGTACAGTAGCCGATTGTCGAGACTACCCATACTTGTTGGTTCCTACACCAGAGCCTCTAGGATGCCCAACTGCTGGTGGTGCTCAGATTGAAGGATTTTTGATTGCTTTGACTGACGGTACAGGCTCATTTGTTGGAAGAAAAAAGGCTACTGTAGTTGTCAAGGTTGCTTCTTGTGGGTTTGAAACGCTGATCGGAACTCCTGTAGACGTTTACGACAACTCAAATGATGAAATTTCTGGTTGCGTATTTGACAAGACCGAAGAAGAACTGGATAATGTTTGGGTATGGGCTTCGAAAAAGACTTTCGAGAATCCAAACTATGATCCCAATGAAACTATTCCTGATCCTGAAAATCCAGAAGGACCAGAAATACCTAACCCTGATTATGATCCCGATCAATATGTTACTTGTCATTTTTCAGCAGATGATCGATGTTGCGTAGCCGCTGATGGTGGTGGAACTGGAAGTTCAGGTAGTGGTTCAAATTTCGAAAGTTTTTAAGCATGTATTTATCTGCAACCAATCACATCATTCGAGCTAGAGTAAATGCCGCAGCAACTACTAACGAATCAGTTTGGTATTCTCAAGCAAAAACTCTCACAACTAGCTCAGGTGCATTGTCGGCACTAATACCCAATAGTGGACTCACTACAGGTACTTCAAATGTCACATTAGTAGCTAGCCCTTCTTCCGGTCAAAACCGTCAATGTATAGGTATCTCAGTTTACAATGCAGACACAGTATCGCATGACTACACACTTGAGTTCTATGATGGAACTAATGCCAGAATCATTCACGTAGCCACGTTAGAATCTGGTGAAAAACTTGAATATGATCGAGGAGTTTGGAGAACATATTCTTCAGACGGTATCGTAATCGACGGTCAAGGTGTTCAAGGTGTTCAAGGTGCTGCTGGTGTTGGAGTCCCAACTGGTGGATTAACTGGTCAAGTCTTAGCCAAGAACTCTAACACTAATTACGATACTGGTTGGGTAGCTGCTGCTACTGGTGATGCTCTTGTAGCTAATCCACTATCACAATTTGCTGCAACTACTTCGGCACAACTAGCCGGCGTCATTTCCGATGAATCTGGTACAGGTGCTTTAGTCTTTGCTGACACCCCAACATTGGTCACACCAATACTCGGTACTCCAACGAGTGGCAACTTGTCGAACTGTACTGGGTATGCTTATGCTTCGTTGTCCGGCATTCCAGGTTCATTTACTCCAAGCTCTCACACTCACGGCAATATATCAAATGCCGGAGCAATAGGCTCTACTGCCGATCTACCAATCAAGACTGGTGCAAGCGGTGTATTAGAAGCTGGATCATTTGGAACTGGTGCTGGTGAATTTTGTCAAGGCAATGATTCCAGACTATCGGATGCTCGAACTCCAACAGCCCATACCCACAATGCGTCCGACATTAACGCTGGAACACTTGACATAGCTCATATTCCAACTGGATCATCTGCATCAACTGTTTGCATTGGCAACGATGTTCGATTAACAGTAACAAATATATCTGCTCCTTCTGGTGGATTGATTGTTGACGAACCACTGTCAAAACAATTTGAATTGTTTATTGATTGTGATCGTTCTATTGTAGTGACTTCAACAAAGTTGAGATTAGTTGGAGACATTGCAGCACCAGGAAACTTGAAACTGTATGGAACCGATGGTACAGGTGCTAAAGGATGGTACGATCAACCATCAGGTGTAGCTGATGGTGATAAAGGTGATCTTACAGTTAGTTCATCTGGTACCGTATGGACCATTGATAACAACGTAATCACCAATGCGAAATCTGCTCAAATGGCTGGCCGTACTATGAAGGGCAATAACACTGATTCAACGGCAAATGCTTTAGACCTAACCATAGCTCAAATCAACGCTCTGTTGAATCTTGACGCTATTCGATTCAATCTAGTTCAATAAGGAATATATTCATGGCATCAAACCCAACCTATGCAGCCAACCCTAGAGCCGTTGACTGGGTGCAAGTAACTACGGCAAATACAGCCCGTGATGGTTCTGGATCACCCTCGGCATTATGCCAAGGCTCGGCAGCAGGACTTAAAATTACATCAATCCAAGTGCAAGCAACTGGCAATACAACTGCTGGAATGGTTCGTATTTTTCTTTCAACTGATTCAGGTGTAACATGGAGATTGTTCGATGAATTTCCAGTTGGTGCTGTGACTCCAAGTGCTTCGGTTCCAGCATACCGAGCATTCAAAAATTATACAGACTTGGTGTTGTTCGGTACTGCGGTAAGATTAGCCGCAACCACTCATAACACAGAAACCTTCAATGTCTTTGCTTTTGGATCAGATTTATAATGAACCCTGGAATTTTTGGATTACCTGACCCGTCACGTACCGAGCAATGGTTTTATGCTTCCGGTGCTGGTGGAGCTATAAGCACTACAAAGAACTGGCAGCGATGGACGAAGCCAAAGAATTGTAAATTCGTTTTAATCAAGCTGATTGGTGCTGGTGCTGGTGGTGGAAATGGATTTAGCGGCTCTGCTGGTACTAATAGGGGTGGTGGAGGCGGTGGTGGTTCTGGTGCTACTGCATCGGCACTTTTTCTAGCATCCATGCTGCCAGATACTCTTTGGTTACAAATACCAAAAGGTGGAGCAGCAACACAACCTGGGGCTAGAGCAGTAGTAGCATTTTCACCGTCTGCTACTTCAACGGATTGGTTATTGCTAAGTGGTCAAGCCGATGCTGCTACCGGTGGTAATGGGACGGGTAGTGCTGGTGGTGGTGCGGGTGCAGGAAGTACAGCCTTGACAATTACAACACCTGCTTATTTGTTTTGGGCATTAGGATTTACTACTCAAGCAGGAGTGTCTGGTGCTACTGGTGGGGCACACACAGGAGCTACTGGTGGTGCACTATCACAAGCATATCCAGTCAGTGGCGGCTCAGGTGGTGGTGGTGCTGCTGCAACACAACATAACGGTGGAAACCTTACTGGTATTGGTGCGGTTCAATTTGCTCGACCAACAATAAGTGGTGGTGCGCAAGGAAATCCAGCTTCGGCAGGTCCAGACGGTTACAATATGTTTGGTGGATTTTTCTTAAATACAGGTGGTGCCGGTGGTGGTTCATCTGATTCCGGCAATGGTGGCAACGGTGGCAATGGTGGAATAGCTTCTGGTGGTGGTGGGGGTGGAGCCGGTGTGACGGGTGGTACAGGTGGTACAGGTGGTGATGGTTTAGGGTTAATAGTTACATGGTGATATATGCCAACTAGACGTTGCTGCTGTGGTCCATGCTTTATTTACTTCGATGACTTTGATAGACCAGATAACGATGTTGAACTGTTAGAGACTGATGCCGAAGCTGCATGGGAATTTTGCGATGACTCTACAGATTGGGATTTGATCGTAGAGAGTGGCAACACATTTCTAACCAACACAGTAGCCAATGCAACCATCACCCTCAAAAAGATGGTTGGTAATCCATACGCAATACTAACTGGTGCATTCGACCCAGTTGAAGCAGCAATATATCAAGTTCTTGTTTATAAAGGCACTCTTGCCGATGCTTGTGACGGAGAGGATTACATAGTCGAGTTTGACTTGTCAGCAGAACCGCCAATGGTTCGAATAAAGCAAGGCGGTACTACACTAGCCGAAGAAGAATTTCTGACTGGTGCTGCTGCTGCCTCATTCGGTATCTGTGTTACCGACAACATGATCGAGGCATACGTCGAAAACTCTCCAATAGTCAGAGCGTGTGGAATCACAACTACCAAGCATTGGTTTGCACTACGTTCAGTCACAGAAGATACCAAGTGGGACTGGATTGAATACAGTGACCACTATCATAACAATAGCACCTGCCCGAAATGTAGATTCGGTTGCTTTCCTGATAGAGCACTTCTAGGATTCCAATGGACAATAACCGACATCGGAAATTCCGAATGCGATGAATGCCCAACAACAGTATCCGCAAGTGTGATGATCGACTCAGAAACAACGAAATGCGATGCTGTTTACGAATCAGAACAAGTAGTGATACCACTAGTGAATTGTGAAGGTCCACTAGGTTCGGATAATGCAGAAATAACCCTTCAATGGTTTGTGGACTGTACTGATCCAGATAATATAGAAGTCCGATGGTTAGCAACAGTCAGTGGTGTAGCCTTCGGTGATCCTGGCGAAATCACTATACTGTATCCACGCGGGACTAAAGCAATTGAAATAACATATTCAGACAGAGCAATCGACGTTCCGTTTACTTGTGATGGAAGCACCGGAGCTTGTTGCTTAGGTGGTGCAAAATTCTCAGTAGTACCAATAACCGACGATTCCTGCTGCGTAGAAACTGAGGGACTAGCCTTGGAAGCTAAAACAACCAACATCGAAGACCCCCTGCCACCCTGCCCTTTTTTGGAAGAAAAAATATGCACTCTTGTTTCAATGGCTTCGGGCAAGCAGATAGAAGTTGCTCCAACGACTTGTAAAGCCTGTACTGAATGCAGTAGACCGAGAAGGCTCAACGAAGTCACAATGATGCTTATTCCAGATGGGGAGCTTCGTACCAAAGCTGCTGAAACCATTCTCAACGATGAAGGTGTTGGCTCAGACTTAGCCAAAGTATTCGGTATGTTTGCCGATACGAATATGTCTTGTGGTTGCTCAGGCTTGAAAGATATATTAAACACCTGGACGATTCAGCAGATACGTGCAAACAAATCGATGGTCGTAGGTCGAATATATTCCGAAGCTCAAAAGCGAAATCTACCAGTCGTCAGATCAGTCATTTCAGGGCTACTTGAAGTTGTCCTACTGAAGAACACCCTGATCGGCTAACGGTGTCTACACCGAATATATTTCACAAAATCGGGAATAGGATCGTTCGCCAAAAATAGGCGGGAAAATTATTAAAAAAATCTTCAAAACCCCTATTGCATGATTCTGATAGTATGTTTACCATAATAGGGTGGGCGGTGGGAGAATGGCGATAGCGCGTATAGAATACTTACTATACTACCTGTACCATTCTCAAATCTGTGAAATATATTAACTATCGCCGTGGTGTCCACTACGCCTCCATTTCAAATCGACCGAATCGGGGGCTTCGGTTCACGCAATTGTTTAGGTGGCGA